TACTGATATTGCTATAACTAATAATGGTGCTTTGGCTAATGCTCCTACAGCAACAGTTGCTACAACTGTAACTATTACAGATAATGAAAGTACAGACGAAAACAATGCTATTATATTTGCAGCAGGTGCAGATACAGATGGTGGTAATTTAGGTTTAGAATCAGATGGTAACTTTACTTACAATCCTTCAGATGCAACTATAAATGCAGGTAAATTAAATCTATCAGGTAGTGGTGTTAATATTACAAATGATAGTGCTACAGAACTTAATTTTAATGGGACAAATAATACAAACATTACAACTGCAGGTAATATGTATATTAAAGCAGGTTCATCAAAGAAAATGTATCTTGGTGCTAATGCTACTGATAGTTTAGTTACGTTAGATACAAATGGATTTGTAGGTATAGGCAATACAGGTCCTAACCATTTATTACACGTTGGAGATGATGTTACTGCATCTTTTGGAACAACTCCTGATAAAGCAATACAATTATCAAGTTCTACAAATGACCACGAAATTGCCTATATATTGTATGCAGGAGAAGGCACTAATAACATTAGAAGTAAATACTATGTAGATGATGCTACTAAGTATGTAGGTTGGGATTCTACTCATAGTACAGGGTGGCTTGGTTATGAATGGAAGATTGCAGGTAGCCAAAGTATGAAACTTGACACTTCAGGTAATTTAACTTTAAGTGGTGCAATAACTTCAGATGGTGATGTATTTATCCCATCAGGTAATGCTCTACAATTAGCAGATGCAAGTGACCATACAAAAATAGAAAGAAGTACAGGTTTACAATTTTATACAAATAGTGCAGCAAGACTTAATATATTAGATTCAGGTAATGTTGGTATTGGTACTACAAGTCCTTCAACAGAATTAGAAGTCGATGGTACAATAACTGCTACAGGATTTGTAGCAGGAACAGGTGGACTTACAATTAATGAGCCAAATCCATTAATAGTAATGAAAGATACAACAGATGATGACGACCATCAAATACAATTTCAAGATAATAGTGGTAATGTAGACTATAAAATAACTACTGCAGGTGACATATTTAATATTCACGCTGTTTCTAATGTTCCAGTAGCATTTCATACTAATAATACTGAAAGATTAAGAATATTAGGTGATGGTAAAGTAGGCATAGGTACTGATAGTCCTGATAGTACATTGCACGTCAAAGGAGCAGGTTCTGATAATAGTACAACATCATTTGAAGTAGATGATAGCACAGGACAAAATTTATTTTATGTTAGAGATGATGGGGTAGTTAGTATAACTCACGGATATTTATTTGCACAACATTCTAATGGTATTTATTCAACAGGTTCTATAAAAGCAAGAGGTGGAGTTACAGATGATGGTGGCCCTTTAGGATTAGGGAGTGATGGTAATGTAGACCATTTAGTTATTACAAGTGGTAATATAACTACAGGTGTATGGAATGGTACTGCTATAACTCACGACTATATAGGTGCAGATGCAATAGATGGAACTAATATAGGTGATGATGTTATTAATAGTGAGCATTATGTAGATGGTAGTATAGATACTGCACACATAGCAGATGATCAAGTAACTTATGCTAAAATACAAAATGTAAGTGCAACAGATAGAATATTAGGTAGAGATTCGGCAGGAGCAGGTGTAATAGAAGAAATAACCCCTGCTAATTTAAGGACCATGTTAAATGTAGCAGATGGTGCTACTGCTAATGCAGGAGATATTACAAGAGTAAAATTAATTGGAGATTCAGGAGATTATACTATAAATAGTGGTAATGCAGATATAAGATTTCAAGGAGCAGCCTCTTATATACAAACTGAAGTAGATGATACTACTGTTATATTTGATTTAGCAAGCTCATCTTCAAGTGCTAAAGGTATAGTAGAATTAGCAACAACAGCAGAAACTACCACAGGTACTGATGCAACAAGAGCAGTAACACCTGATGGATTAAAAGATTCAGGTTATATGGGTTTTGAGTTTAGAAAAATAATAAATGCAGGTTTTAATTATAGTTATACAGCAGGAACAAAAGTTTATATACCACTTGTAGGATATATATTAGAAAGAAATTCTCAGTTTAGTGCAAATGAATATTTAGCATTTGTTGCACCTTATGATGGGTATTTAAATCAAGTTATATTTAGAAGTGAAGAAGCATGTGGTTCTACTGTTGTAGGTTTACATATATCATCTACAAATACAGAAGTTCCAAATACTACAGCAAGTGATACAGTAACAGTAGATATGGCTGCTGATGATACTCCATATAAATTTGCATTTACTGGAGGGGCTAGTGGTACTGATCATCAATTTAGTGCAGGACAAATATTAGCAATATCATTTGACCCTACTAACGATGCAAATGATACAGTATTTACAGTAGAATTTATTTTTAATAGTAGTTCAGGATTATAGAAGAATGCATGGAACTTAAAGAAAAAAAAATAACTATTGTTTTTTTAAAAACCGTTTAATAAATTAAGTTGATATAAAGGGATTAATTATTATGAATATCGGAAGACTAAACTTAATGAAAGATCGAATCGTAGAAAACTACGATGAACTTCAAGAGTGGGAAGCTTACAACAAAAGAGTTGCTAAAGATGCTGGAAATAAAAGTTTATGGGGTACAATTACAGGTATAGTTTCTGCAGCGACTACATTTATTGCTACAGGTAATCCTAGTTATGCTAAAGCTGCTTACCATGCTGGAAATAGATTTGGAAGAGAAGTTACAGAATATACAGGATACGAACCTGGGTATGATGCTCCTGACATAAAAGGTGGTAAATTCGATGTTGCTGCAAATGAATCTGCAATTGATGCAGAACAAAACAGATTAGATCTTGAAGAAACTACTGAAATTATTGGGTTAGGTTCAGACTTATTTTCTGTTGCAACTAGTTACTATGGAGGAAAAGAATTTAGTGTACAACAAGAATTAAATGATTTAGAAGAAGCAGGTAATACTTTTGCATCTATTTCTGGTACAGAAGGTTGGGAAGTAAATCCTATAGTAGCTGGCGATGAAATAATAGACTATCAAGTTTTAGATGAAGCAGGTTTTGAAGTTACTTCTCAAGAATTAGCTGGTATGGGATTAGATATTTCTAGCACAGGAGATTTAGTAGGGCAACAAGGTATGTGGGACTCAATACAATTAAGTAGCGGAAGATTCTTTGATCCTGCTGCTCAAGAAGTTATAACTCCAGGTATTTTTACTTCTGAAGGACAAATGTATAGAAGGGCTTTATTACAAGAATTAATGCCAGAAAACGAAAAAAATAATAAAATGTTGTATGAACTTATCAATCAAAGGATGGGAAATTAAATGGATGATGAATTTGATTTAGGTGAATTTGGTCAAGACGTTTATTCTTATCAACAAGGTGGTGGTGATTTATCACAGTTTTTTGGTGATTTTTTTATTGAACAAAGCTATCTTAATGATGACAGTTGGACTGATGATATAGATACTTGGTGGAATGAATATGGTAGTTATATAGAAAATATATCAAATACTTGGGACCAAGAATCTTTTAATTTAATTTCAGATATTAGAGACTCAGAAACAGAAGGCTTTAGAAATAATTTTTCTTATAGTAATAATGATTTAGGTTCTACAGGATTTGCATCTGCATCTAATATAGGAGTTCAAAGTGATTTAGGTGGAAACCTTTCTTTTCTTGATGCTTACGAATCTGGTATAGACCCTATTAATAAAAAATTTAATAGAAGTACAGATGCAGCATTTGAAGATTATGGACAAAGTTTCTTTGATATGATGCAAGATTTAATGATGACTGGAGCTTTTGATAAAGGCCCTGACAATTAAAGTAAGGAGTTAATATGCCAGATGATTTTATGGAAGATTTGTGGGCAAGTGTTTTTGAAAGTTCTGACTATGAAGGAAGTTCTCAATATGCAGACCAAGCTGAATATGATGCAGCTATGGGTGGTTTTACTGCTTGGCAAAATGATGAAACTATACTAGATTATTGGGGAGGATTGCAAGATATTGTATCAGATTTTGGTGGTGAATTAGGAAATATAGAAGATTATGATTTTCAAGATTCAGATTCTTTTATTGATTGGTTAGATGATTTTGGTTACGATTTTGATGCACAATATTTTACAGATGAAATGGTAAATTTGACTAGAGATTGGGAAGAAAGTTACTTAGAAGGTATGGATCAATCTCAAAAATATTTTGACTGGAAAGATGACTATACTAAATATGTTACTCCTTATAGCGATAAAAAAGAAGGTTATGTATCTGAAGATACTAAAAATAAAATAGATTTATATGCAAAAGAATATGGAGTTACAAAACAAAATGTTGCTGTACAAGAAGGACGTTCAGGTATAAGCTCAGGTAAAATTAATGAGCTAAACAAAACAATTCAAGATAGTTTAGGTTCTAAAACTGACTCTGCTAAATTAGAAGAAAGATTAGATATACTAAATATGAGAAGTAATTACAAAAAGCAATTTTATGGAAACATAATGGATATTGCTCAATTTACTCCAGGGATTCTTGACCCTGATCAAGTTGACGAATAATAAAGGAATTTAAATGAGTGAAGCTACAAGAGCAATTGGGGAAGCTTTAGATAGTCTTACTAACAAAATATTTGATGAATACTTTGCTAGAAAAGATAATGATTTAATGCAAAAACAGCAGTTGACTGCTAGCTTATTTCAAAATCAAATGAACCTTGAAAATGAATATAGAACAGAACTAATTAATGCAGGAGTTAGTTTACCTGATGAATTTAAAAGTTCTAATTATATAGATATAGTTAATCAAGCGGGCAATCAACCTTTATTAAATACATTAAATAAATTGTATGAACAGTCTACAATAAATTTAGATAATTTAACTAATGTAAAGAGTTCTTTTTCAGCAGGGCAAAAAATAGCTCAAGACTATTCATCAGGAATGGATATAGATGGTGATGGTACAATTGACATAGGTTCTTTTACTGCAGGAGAAACAGGTATTGCTCCTTACATGTATAGTCCTGATGAACAAAAAGCTTTATTTGAAAGTTTTGATCAAATAGGTTTAGACCCTAATTTACCCAATACTCCAGGATTTGCAGAAGGTTTTCAATCTATAAATACACAACAGTTAGCTTTAGAAAGAGCTTCTGCAGCTGCTAGTTTAAAACAAAGTAATTTACATATAGCTAATGCTAATTTAGATTTAGCCTCTAAAGAATTAAGTGTTGCAACGATGGAGTTAGGGCCAGGTATAGTTTCTCAATTATCAGGAAGTTCTCCTATTTTTTCAAAATTAGCTGTAATTAAAAGAGGTTTAATGGGAGATAAAGATCAAGTTGATGTTGCAATGGAAGAGTGGAATACTATGATGCAAGATATACAAACTAACTTCCCTGCTATAGCTACTTCTTTAAGTTCAGGTGTTGCAAATTATGTTGAAAGAGATCAAACAGATGGAATATCAGGACCTTATGATGGCTTTATAACTGTAATGTCAAATGCTTACAATGATTTAGAGCAATATTTAAGTATTATGGACCCTAGTATGATTGATGAAAATGGTAATTGGATTGGAGATACATCTTATACAGCTTTACATGACAGAGTTACTCAATATCAAATGTCAGGTATTTTAGCTAGAGATATGGGTGGTAGTTTTGATTTAAATTTATTAGAACTTTCTGTTGGAGTTGATATGGCTAAAGATAATATAATGTCTTCTTTTAGTACTCTAAATGAAAATAATGCTCAAGATTTATTAGCTCAAGGATTTGGTTATAATGCTATTAATGATAGTTTAGAATTTATAGATAAAAGTTCTGAACAGTTTATGGATTTTAATAACGAAAATAATCCTGCTTATGAAGCTTGGTTAGATTCTCAATTAGAAGATCCTATTAACCCTACTATTGATGATTCTAATAAAATAGACTTATCAAATATTGCTGGACTTCCTCAAAATATAATAGAACTTTCACAAGAAGTTGAGGCAAATCAAATTAATATAGATAAAGCTCGTGACTTAACAAAGAATGTTGCTAGAAAAACAGTTAAATTTGGAGGAGCTGGCATGGAATGGGCTGATAATCCTAATCAAGGTAAAGATTTATCTGTTTATGTTCCTACAAATACAGAAATTGAAAGAATAAAAGAAAAATTTGTAAAAAGACAAGTTCGAAGATTAGATCCTGAAGTTCCAAATACTCTTTTAGAAAACGTTCCACTTGTTGGTCTTCTTACACAGTTTTTTCCTCAAGGTCCTGAAGGTGTAGTATCTGAATATCCTGAAGTTGTAAAACAATTTGAAGAATTTAATGCTTGGATTGATGAAATTAATGAGATGAGAAGTCTTCGTGGAGAAATTGCAGCTACCAAAATTGATATTCAAAATTTAATGAACAATTAATAAAGAGGTTCTATGTCAGTAGATTTCCAATTATTTAAAGAAAACTTAAATAAAAGAGGCCTTAATTGGTCTGACCAAAAAATACTAGATTATATTTCAGTTCAAGAAGACAAAAAAATTACTCAACCTATTATGCAAAGTGATTTAGGTGGAGAAATATTTAATATTGTTAAAAAGTTTGAATATAATGATAGTGCTCGTTCACAAAGACATAACAACCCAGGTGGCCATACTTGGAATTTAGAAAGAGAAGCTAAATATGGCGCTAAGAAGGGTGAGTCATTCCAAAGTCAAGATGAGTACGGTAACAAAATGACTTTGTATACTGCTAAATACGATACTTATGAGCAAGGTGAAAAAGCCTCAATTGCTGTTACTAATAATATTATTAATAATACAATTAAAAGATATGATTTAAAACCTAATGACCCAGGCTTTGGCGAAGCTTTTGCTAAAGAATACACTAGAAATTCAGATCCTAAAGTTATTAGAAATTATGGTGGTGATATTCAAAATGCTATAAGTAATTACACAAATAACATGCCACAAACTGCTCCTCAAAGGTCTGTACAATCTACAAATATGCAAGACAAACTTTCTGCTATGTCACAAGCTTCTAGTGTGTATAAACCATTAGGTTATGAAGAACCAAAAGGTGCTGCTGCTGACTTTATAGGAAACTTTCTTTGGAATGCTGCTGACTTAAGTACTTTTGGTTTATTAGATTATTTAGACGTAGATGAATTTGTATTTGGTAAAGAGTATGGAGAAGAACCAGGGCAAGCAGCTCCATCTACATTTGCAGGCAGAGTAGGTGCTGGTCTTGGTGGTTTTGCTGGATTTTTAACACCATTTGGCCTTACTAAAGGTGCTGTAGGTGCAGGGATTAAAGGTTTAAGTAAATATGGTACTAGTGCAGCAGCTAAAAATATAGCTAAAGAAGGTGCAGAGTTTCTAGGTAAGAAAGCTGGCGTATCAAAACAAGGTTATAAAAAGTTTCAAAATTTACCTATAAAAGAACAAAACAAATTTATGGACTTTTTGTATGGTGAAGGGATGACAGCTTCTGCAGGTATGACTTCAATTGCTAGTAGTATTGCCAGTAAAAAAGGTAAAGATTTATTTGTTAAAAGCTGGAATGAGGGAAGCAATAGAATTATAAGAGAACAGTTTAAAAAATATGGCATAAGAGCTACAGATTCTAATGTTAGTCAAATTAAAAATATAGTAGATAAAACATTAGGTTTAAGTAACAAATCTGTTCAGCCTATTACAAACTTACAGCAAAGAATAGCAATAGCGTTAGGTGGAACTCCTGGAGCAGGAAAATTAGCGACAATAGCTTCTCATACAATTGAAGAGGGTTTGCTATTTGCTATGGTTGAAACTCCAATGGAATTTTTTCAAGCATTAGACCAAGAAAGAGAGTTTGATTTTACAGGTAGATGGAAACATGCTTTCTTATTAGGTAATGCTTTAGGTGCTGCTAAAATGATACCTGGTGGATTAAAAATGCCAGATGGTCAAGACTTTAAAATAGGTAGAAATGTTCTTAAAAGATGGCAATTAGCAGGTAAAAATAAAAAACCATACTCTACTTATTTAACTGATACTCAAAAACAAAGAGATCATTTAGTAGTTATGGCTAGGTCATTATTTAAAAAAGTTAAAAATAAAAGTGAATTTAGTGACGATGTTATTACTACTTTAGATGATATTAAAGTTTTAGGTCAAACAAAAGCTGGTGGAGATAAATTAAAGAAAGTTTTATCAAACTTAGAAAAGAATTGGACAGCAAGGTGGAATAAGGATTTTATTAAAGAAGTTTCTAGTGACTTAATAGGGTCAACACCAAGAATGCTAGCAGGATCTATGGTTTTTAACTATGAAGTAGTATTTGCTGAAGAAGTTCCATTAGAAGATAAAGTATTTAATTTCTTATTAGGTGCATTTATGACTAAGCAAGGTAAAAGAGTTGACTATGTTTCTCAAACTGGTAAAACAAAAACATTCTTTGCTGAAAGACATAAAGATGTAGGTAAAGATTTTATTGATGCAAATACTTATCTAGATTTACTAGGTATTAATCCTAAAGTATACAATGCTCAAGCTCTTTATAATGCTTCTTTAATTGAAAGAAAACATTTAAGAAATCTTGAAATGAATGAAGACGTTCAAGGGTTAATTAAAATATTAAATTCTGAAAACCTTGTTATTAAAGATGATGGAACACCTATAAAAATAGATAAAAATGCAGCTGCAGAAGGAGAGTTTCCTATATACGAAGCTATGCAAAATATATTTGACGGCTATTTATCTGGTTCTGGTGAAAGAATGAAAGGTCCTACTGAAATATCTAAAGATGCTGTTAGAAAGTTAGAGAAAAAATTAGCTGAAACAAACTTTAAGGCTGCAGAAAGAGGTATAAGAGATGTAAATCATATAGATGATATAATTTATGATGCGGCAGACACGGCTATGAAAGATGTTATTAATACTCATTTATTAGCAGCTAATGAAATTTATAATCACTTAGGTGGTAGACAAAATAGAGTTATACAAGAGCCTGGCGAAACAGCTTCAGGGAAAAAAATTCTTCCAGATTATTTACCTATTAGTATAGAGGCGGGAGAAACTTTAACTGCAGAAAATAGAATTGTACTTGATAAGTATAACAGAATAGTTAAAACTCTTAATGGAAGACAGTTGCAGTTTAATGAAAAACATCCTAAACCTTTAAAAGTTAAAAATGAAGATTTTCAAGGATTAAAAGAAAAAATTGAGTCTTATGATATGAAAGTGGATGAATTAGTTAATGGTACTAGACAAGGGCCTGAAGTTGGTAGAGCTTATGGATTGATGGAAGAAGGCTACTTAATGGACTTAATTATGCATCAAAACTTTTATCGAGGAGTAAGACAAATCCATAACAAAATGACTGATTTTGACAGTGTTTTATGGGGTGATTTTTCTGGTTCTCACGATGGTAAATTAGCAAAAGATTTAATAGGTAAATTATTTATAGGTAATGATAGTGTTTTAATCTCTGAATTTAGCACAAAAGGTTTAAGTACAACAGATGCTAGGTTTGTAGGTTCTTTATTAAATTTATTAAGAACAGATCCTAATTATGAACAAAGAATACTAACTAATACAGGTTCTAAAGTTTCTTTTACTACAGAACAAATAAGAGATATTAAATCATTAAGAAAAGTTTTTAGAGACAATAGTATGGAACCTTCTTTAATTAGTGGCGATGTTATGGAAAGCAGAATGTTTGAATCTATATATTCAGAACGTGCAATGGATGTTTTCTTTAAAGGTGCTGTTAAAAAAGATGGAACTATTTTAAACTCTACTGATAGAAAAGTTTTAAGTAAATTAATGGACTTTAAATTATTAACTCCTAATATGGATATGGTAGAAATTATAGGTGTTATAAATCAAATGTCATCTCAGCTAAGTAATATTGACTTAAAAAAATTAGACTTAAATAGTAATAATAAAATGGGAAAAGGTTGGAGAGTAGTTGTAGATACTATTTTTAAAAATGAACCGACTATGGATAAGCTTTTTGAACAAGTTGCAATTGAAATGGGTATTGAAAAACAATTTTTAGCAGCAGAATTATTTAGAAATTATAAAGATGTTATAAGTCCATACTTAGTAACTGTTAATCCTAAAACTCAAAAACAAACAGGGTTTATAAAAACTACTTCAACAATTGCTTCTTTAAGGCCAGATCAATTATCTGAAATTATACAACAAGTGTCTGCAGTTAAAAAATCTATGGACAATGTATTGCATGATAGTTTTCTTTCTAAATTAGATGCTATTAAAAACAATTCTAAGTTTGATTCAGAAACAAGAGAAACTCTTAACTGGATTCATCAAATGTATAACAACAGATCTGTAAATAGCAATGAAGTTATAGAGGCTTTAAGGAAAAAGGGTTATTATGATATTATGAATGATAAATTAATAATAGACCCTCTTAACAAAGATTTAAAGAAAGACATGCAAGAAATTTACGATAGAATGAAATTTGATATAGCACAAGGGTCTGAAGTTGCAAACCTAGAATCACAAATGAATCATTATAGAAGTACTATGAGTAAAGCTTCAGATATAGATTTATATAAATCAGTAACAAGAGATGCTTTTAAGCAAAAATATAGTTTAGATAAAGACTTTGATTTTTCTAAAGATACTAGTCGTGAAAAACTGATAGAAGATTCTAGAATTTATGACGAAAGTGGTAAAGAGTTAAAGTTTGAAGATATGAACAGCTCTCAACAATTTGAACTTATGAATGATATTCAACAATTAATTTTAGGTTCTAGAAGTCAAGTTAATGTTCAAAGACTATCAATTTCAGAAGGTTATGGTGTACATACAGATTTTAAACATACAGTTATGGATAATCATGTATTTAGAGAAATAGTTGAAATTTTTGGTAAAGACTCTTTTGCAATTGTTGATATGCTAGTTGCAGGTAAAAACAATAGATTAGTAAATGCTCGTGGAAATCCTAAAATGATGAGTGAAATTATAAACAGAGTAGCTTTATCTAAAACTAGTATTGACAACAAGTTAAGAACAGACGAGTGGGGTACTTTAGTTCACGAAAAAGGTAATGGTCATATTGTAATAAAGTTAGCCGACCTTTCTTGGGGTATAGGTGTTAAAAGAGAAAATGTTCCTAAAATACTTGAGTTATTTGAATCTAAAGTAAATGAATGGGAATCAACTTATAAAGACGTACCAAAAAGTGTATTTGATTCTTTAAAAGAAACTCTAAAAATATCTACTAAATCTAAAAAGCCAATCTTAGATAAAGATAATAAAGAAACTGGTAAATTTGAATATGAATGGGATTTACCTGATGCTACTATACAATCTGAAAGATTGCAAACTATGTTCTCATTTATGTTTATGGATAAAAATATGGGTAAACACTTTTGGGAGCATATGAAAACAGAAACTCCTGAAAGTACAGCAAAATATGCAGGTAGATTAAGATTGTTAGCAAACACTGCTATGAAAGAATTGTCTACAGATTACATAAAAGAAACGTATGATTTTTATCGTACTCATGCTTCTAGTAAAAAAATTAACCCTGAAATGATAAAAGGTTTAAAAAGAATTAATGAGAATGAAGGTTTAAAGATTATAGTAGCTGCTGATGAACAGTTTACTACTGGTGAACTTACAAAAGGTAAGTCAGCCAACATATTGCAAGAATTAAAAGCTCAAATAGATGCTGAAACTAAATTTGATAGTAAAATAGTAAATGAATTTGGTGACAATAACAGAACATGGGCTGGTGGTGGAGAAGTTAGTAAATACGACTCATATATGGCTGTAGGTACAGAAACTATGCAAGCATTGTACGCATTGTCAGGAGCTGCAAATACTCCTGGATTAGGTGGAATAAAACCTATTATACACAGAGTAGGTAGTAATGTTATTATAGGTAAAACAGCATTTGTAGCAGACCCTAGATTAGATGGTATGCTTAAAAAGAATAACCTTGATGCAGTAATGTTTGGTAGTGCTTCTAAAATACAAGATAAGAGTAGGTTTTTTACTGAATGGGAATCTTTTGATGATTTAGCTAAACTTAACTTAAAAGGTGGTAAAAAAGTCGATATGTCAAAACATGTTGAACTACTTAAAGGTGAAGATATTTCTATAGGTTCTATCGTTAATTCAGATCATAACGCTACAATATCACATTCTGCATTAAATCATTTAAGTGGTGGAGCATCAAGAAAAGCATTTAATTGGCTTTTAAGAGATAATTTAGAAAACTTAATTAAAGAGTCTGATAAAAAGTTTGACTCTAATAATTTAGTAGATGGTTTAGCTTACAGTAAATACTTAATGGAAAATATGAGTGTTAAAGATAATGCTTCTTCTTATAATAGATGGATAAAAGCTAATGGTTTACCACAAATATCAACATTTTCTAATCAGTTTAGAAATCAATTAAAATCAAATTTAATAGATAAACCTGGTATACTAAGTATGAAAAGTTCTATGGGTGGACAATCTGTTGTGTCTCCTGGAGAGAAACTTTTGTTTACAACATTTAGAGAAAAATCAGACGGTACTCGTGAAGTTAATACTTATGGTGAAGCTGAAATACCTTTTATCTCAGGAGAAAAACTTATTGATGTAAATAACTTACATTTTGTAAAAAGAAACTCTAAAGGTAAAGATAATATTATTACTTTAAAAGAATTTGAAAAAGAGACAGGTAACACTAGTATTGCAAAAGGTGATAGATTAGTAGATGCTTTCTTAAAGATAGCAGATAATAAAGACTATCAAATTATGGCTAATTTTAGAAGAAATCCACACACTAGACCTGGAGATGTAAGTTCTATAGGTATTAAAAATATATTAGCTGAAAACTATGGTAATCAAGTTAAATTAAATGCTTATGATTTTGCTATGCGACATGAAGGTGACTTTGATGTAGATAAATTAGACTTTTGGTGGAACACCCCTAAAGAAGTTGTTAAAGAATGGGATGCGTTATCTGGAAGAGTTTTAAGAGTTAATCCTGATGGGCCTAATCAAAAAACTAGTCTTCCTAAAAATCTATCTTTTAAAGACGCTGCAAGTATGAATAAATTCTATGAAGGTGACTATATAGCTCAAACTATAAGAGGTGTTATTGTTAAAACTCCTAGACTTTTAAATGCTTTAAAACATTATAGTTCTGGTGGTGCTATGAATACAGAGACAGGTAAAGCTTTTGCTGGTCTTAGTCTTAGAATAAAAAGTGCTGAAGGTGGAGGTAAACTGTATATTGATCCAGTTAAAATGGAAAAAACTTTAGATCAATTAGCTACTGACATTCAAAATATAACAGATTCTAGACAGGGTTACAATGCTGAAAAGTATAATACTCAATGGTTTGATAGAGTACTATTTGGTGATTCTGAACATGGTTACGAGGGTGTGTTTAGTAAAGCTACATTTAATACTGAAGGTAAGTTTAAAAACACTTGGACTCCTACTATAGCATCTCATGAATTTACAGCTACAGAAAAAGCAGTTATAAAAGCAGTTATAGAACCTTACTCACATTTATTAGGTTTGGCTACTGGTAAGTTTTCTACTGGTAAAAGAGAAAAAATAAGTTATGATGATATTTTATCTCAAACTAGAACATTTGATTCTCAAATGGCTAATTTACCTCAATATGTTTATTGGAAAGTAACGAAACAAAAAGGCATTGACAAACAAGAGTTAAACAGAATGTTTGATAGAGATAAAGGTAAAGGTTTCTTTAATCCTTTTGGTAATTTTGGTGACGCTATAAGACCTAACTTAGCTAGAGATACTAGAGCTACTACTAAATGGATGGATAATCAATTACCTTTTGAAAGAGCTATGTCAGTTATATCTTATCATGATAATATGAAATTAGAATCGCCTGGCAGAATCGGTGGTGAAATGTTAAGCGAGTTTAAAGCATTTAGTGAAAAAGGTATGTATAGTGAAGATTTTAGTAATACAGCTAAAGATTTTATAACTGAATTAAATAAAAATAATAAGTTCTTAGGTTATGTAAACTATCTTGATTTTAGAATAAGAAGTCAAGAAAAGGCTAGATATGCTGCTTATGGTAAAGATAATAAACCATATGCTGAATACTTAACAGAAGAAATTTCTGTATTAAAGAAACAAAAATCTGAAATAGAAAATCAAATGATTCTTGGTGAGTCTGGTCAAGCAGCTCCATGGGCTAAAGGTATAAGAGAAGCCTCTAAAAGAAAACTTGTTGACGATATGATTAAAGAAAAAAGAGCACCTAAAGGGTGGGCAGAAGGTGAACTTCCTACTAGTTTTGATTATGCTACAGTCAGCGCTTGGGCTAAAAGAAATGATAATGCTTTAAATAAATATGTTGGTAAAAACAATATTATACGCGTTGAAGGTGTAAGTTCTATGGAACAACTTGAAAGATTAATATGGTTTAATTCTTTTGATAGGTATAACAAAATATTTATAAATGAAACTATTCAAGACAAAAGAATGTCAGAAGACTTTGAAAAAGATATAAAAGATTTTAAAAGTTATTACAGAAATACTTGGAAAAACAATTTTAATGGACAAGAGTGGTATATGGATGCAACTCGTTCTAATACAGTAATAATGGACAAACTAGAAAGAAAGTTTTCAAAATGGCAAGCAGAAGGTGGTTATGGTCAATTATTCTTATGGAAACTTATGTCTCCAGAAACAGAGTCTTTTAAATTTACTTATGTACATGACAGATTAACACCAGCATTCAAAAAAGAAAGCTTATCTATGATCAGATTAGGTTTAAATTTTATTTCTGGTGCAGATAACAAGTTATTTACAGAATTTAATAAAGATATGATATTCTCTCATCTTTCAGGGCACGTAAACAACTCTTTAAGAGCAATTTATGGGCTACCTGGTGAAAGAGGTACTGTAGTGCATAATACTATGTCAAATGCAGCAAATATGAAACATGACATATTTAGAGGGTTTCCTTTAGTTGACGATATAGCTACTTATAATTTTAGTGATTGGTCTCCAAGCTTTCAACAAAAATACATAAATCCAGGAGTTTCTAGTTTATTTGGATTTGATGGAGCTAATAAAAACATTGCTTATCACATGTCATCTCAACCTTTATTACCAAGTTTTGCAGCTGAAATGGCTAAAGCAAGCTATTTACACTATATGCCTGTTGGATATATACCTGAATTTGTTGGCGCTACTAAGTATGGTGCTATAAATGGTGGACAAAGTTATTTAAGAGCTGTTGAAAATGGTTTTCAAATAATGCTTGGAGATGCAGTAAAACAAAATTTAACTTATGGTGGTCCTAAAAGAGTTGTACATAGACAACCTTATGAAGGCTTACCACCAGTGCCTGCATCAAGTGGTGCTGAAAAATTAAAAGGTATAACTAATTCAAAAGTAGGAGGTGAGTGCTAATGGCATGTTTGAACCCTTTAAATGTAAAAGCTAGTGAACAAGAAAGAGCCGCTAGATTAAACACTTTAGTTGATAAATGGACAAATCATAAAGTAATAAAAGCTATGACTGGTGGTAGAGCTAATGAGTTTGAAAGATTTTATAGTGAAATACTTCCTAATTTAGATTTTGAATTTAGTAGACTGCCTAATGCAAAAGAATTAAATAAACTTGATAAAAAGATGGATAAATTTTTAAAGGGTTTAACTAAAACTCCTGGTAAAATTGGTCAATTATTTAATCTTCCTGAGAATATATTAAGAAAAAACCCTATAACTAAAAAGTATTACAATAATTTAATCCAAGCAAGTAATTACTATCATGGTAATTTACAAACTATAGGTAGTGATTTAGCTATGGTTAAAAATTCTTTAAATAGAGCCATGAATGACGTAGGATTTATGAATAAATATGGGTTTGGTAGGGGTAGTATTCAAAAAGAATTAAATAAACATAAAACTACGCACGAAAAATTAATGAGTGATGGTAAAGTAGAAGAAGCTGATGCTTACGCTAAAAAATGGTTAGAAAATGTTGATCCTAAATCTCAAATGGCTGTTAATAATGCATTATATGATTTAATGATAGACCCTAGTAAAATTAAAAAACAAGATTTAAGTGCAGCTAAACTAAAATATGGACCTGAAATTGTAGAAGCTGTTAATATGTGGCATTACGGCAAGCCTTCTGAAAATATTAAACCTTTAAAAAATAGGCTTTGGAAAGTTTTAGGAAATGGTATACTAGATTATGTTGAAGTTTTAAAAAGTCACAAAAATGAATTTAATGACGTAGGCTTTCAAATAAAACAACTAGAAAATATGTATAAAACTTACTTTTCTTCAAAAGCTACTAAAAAACCTAAAGATTATTTTCCTACACAAATACTAGATATAGCTCCTACATTTGCTAAATTTAGTCAAGATATGTTTTCAGGTAAAATGGATACTAATTATAAAGATATTAGCTCTTATATGTCTACTATGATTAAAAATGTATCAGACAATTTAAATATGCCTAGTATAACTTTTGAAAAGAAATCAGGTAGATTTGATTATCAAAATAAAGATGTAATAGGTCTTTTAGATACATTCTCAAACAATGTGATTAGATTTAATTATAACGCTAGAGTAACTAAAGAAACTACAAATGCTTTAAAAGAATTAGGTAAACTAGAAGGTAAAGATTATGATCAGCATCTTCAGTTCTTAGCAGGTTATATAGGCGATACTCATGAAGCTGTATTAGGAACTAAGTTTAGAGATAGTAAGTTAGCACATTTTTCTAGAGCAATTACATCATTCCAATTTATATCTAAGTTAGGTTTAAACTTAAGGTCTTCTGCTAGAAATGCTACACAGTCTTTACAGAATTGGGTATATTTTGGTAGTAAAGGTATATATACTGCTATGAAAGATATGCAATCTGAATCTATGAAAACAATTGTAGATTCTGAAATGAAAAAACATGGATTTGAATTTGTTAACATACAAGAATTAGCTATGCCTAAAGACTTAATGAGACAGTTAGAAGTTACTCCAGAAGGTAGAGTTGTAGAAAAAGGTCCTTCTACTGTAGATAAAGTTAATGATTGGTTTGAAAATGTTGCAAGAGTTACAGGTAAACCTATGCAATGGGTTGAAAATAATATAAACAGGGGTTTAACATTTAAAATTGCTTTTATGACTAAATATAGAGACTTAAAGAAAAGTGAAGAACTTTTAAGAAAGACTCTAAAAGCATCTAAAGATCAAGAAATGGATATAACTCCTAAAGTAGAAAAACAAATTATAGATAAAGCTTCACAATATGGAGCTGAACTTGTTAAAGAGCTACATTATCAATACGACAGATTTGCTAAACCTAATATTACAAAAACACCAGTAGGTGCTGTATTAGGTCAGTTTTCTACATATGCTTTTAACTTTTTTAATTACCAAGCTAAAATAGCAAGAAGAGGTGGTAATGAGGTACTTGCAGGAGAATGGAGTAGTCCTGAAGCTCAAAGATTGTATAGATTAGGTATGTTATATACTATGGTAACAGGTTTGTCTGCTCTTACTAATACTAATTTTAATAACTTAATACAAAATGATACTCTAGAAAGAGGAGTAAGATTAAAGCAGTATCTATTAGGTGATAAAGAGGCTAAAAAGAAAGCATTTTATGGATTAGACCCAATTACAGGAACCTTTGGTGGTCCTTTTATAAGTGACCTTTTAAGAATAGGTCATGCTGTTAATTTTATGGGTATGAATGGTAAAGATTGGACTACTTATGCTAATGGATACATTAAGTTTAATGAAAGACATAAAACTAGTGCTACAGAAGAAATAGTTAGAACTCTTAACACGCAAATAGGAAGATTAGTTTATACTACGATACCTAGATCTATAAACGGAACAGGTGTGCCAACATTGTTAGGACAAGAATTAGGACTATATGGAACACCAGAGTTGTCATCATTTAAAGATGCTATGTTAATGCCTATGCAAAAATATATGCCTAAGCCTGTTTCTGAGTATTTTACTCCTAAAAAGAGTAAGAAAGAGAAAAAGTATTCAGATGATGAACTCATGCAAATACTTTCCTCTCTCGGCACTTTTAACCAGTAACTTCCTGCTTTTTAAGTTCAACTAAACTTTTAAGATAACTCACAGTGTCAAACCACTGGTCTAATTGGTTTAGAAATGATTGAGGTATTTCAGAATAACTTGTGTTGTCTATATACTTTTCAATCCATTCGATATTTTTTCTGTCTAAGCTGTTTAATTCCATTAAATCTCCCTTAACTTTTGATCAATTAATTCTATAAAATGTTCAAATTCTATAGCTACATATATTTTACTTCTATTACGTTTAAAAACAAGCACGGGCTGTCTGTCTTCACAATTAGATTCTGCTTGCTCTAAAGACTTCCACAAGTTTAATCTTTCTTGATTTTTACATTCAAAACTATACCTAATAGCTCTTTTAGCTGCTGGTGATAATACAATATCTTCACCACTCATTCCCATAACTTGGGATTCAATATCATTCGTCTCAAGAGTCTCCGTAAACACAGAGCGAAGGCGGTCCCTCACTAGGTTTTGCAGTTTTCTTCCCTTGTTCTTTGCGGAACGTGATTTCATAACTCCCCTCTCTTATTTTTTTAAGTGCTTGTTTTTTTTCAATTTCTTCACTATCAGTAACATATTCACCATTATCCATTATTTCATAATTATCTGGATGTAAATCTTTATACGTTTCTATCATGCTATCAATCTGATTCTTCAATTTTATCAGGTCTTCTATCATAGTATTCCTCCATTATTAATAAAGCACACACCCTACATACATATAAACAAGAGTTTGGAGAACTAAGTCTGTATATAGGGGTGCACTTTTCTTTACATTTTGAACAATTAGTCACTTGATATCCACCAAGGTAACTTTTTTTTAATCCTAGCCCTACGTACATGGTTAGGCTCTTTAGGATTGTTTTTTCTATGCTCTTTAATTGCTTGTAATTGTTTTTTAGTCAATTTCTCTTCCATTAAACGTCTCCATAATATTATCAAATAAAGGATGCATTTCATCTGGTTCTGGCTCTACTTCTGTACCATACTCTTCCATAGCTACAGATGTTGCAAGTATTGCTACACATTGTCCACAATTATCAGGGTCTTTACAATTCTTTTCATGCTCTATAGCTTCTTTTGAATTGCAGTACCATTCCCAGCTACTTTCCTTTTGCATCATCTTCTCCTTTATCATATTTATTTTGTAAATGTTCAGTAAATTTATCACCGTCATTTTTAAATATTAAATACTCAGTAAAAGTTAAGTTATTCTGCTGAAAAGCTTGATATAAGCCATCCATTCTTTTAATGATAATAGATATTGCATCTCTTACTTCATTTAAAGTTGGTTTTTTATTTTTACTCATAATTACTCCCAATTTAATAGGGTGTAATGCTGCTTAATAGCCACCTTTTGCAAAGCTCCCCGACTACGTACACTACACCCTAAGTTTTATTTATGCTAATTTCCAAGTAAACTCATGTTTACCATAAGGTCCTAGCTTTTGATTGTCAGTTTTAGTTAATTTATTTTCAGAAGTTAAATCACTTAACGCTCTTCTAATACTAGTAATTGGCCAGTTACAATTTGGATCTTGAAAGCCTATTACACTAAGTATTTCAGTAGGCGTAAACTCTTCGTTAGTATTATTTTTAAATATTTCTAATATAATACTTTCTTGAGTTATTGAATTACTTCTACTTGTAGCTAAAGTGCTACCTGTTTCGTTGTTAGTATTGTAATACATTATTTACCCTCCTCAGTTTTTAACATACCTTTTAAAGCTTCAACCGCTCCTTCTATTTTGAGCATAGTTAGTTGATGTTGTTGATAAGATTTCATATAATTATCTATCATATCTTGTATCTCATCTTGTTGATATTTTACCTTAGTTTTAGCCATTATAGCCCTCCTTTTCTATTCTTACGTTATTTACTGTTAATCTTGCATAAAGATGTTCTTTTTCTCTATTCTTATCTGATTTAATATCTATAAGCTCTACAAGACCTGTTTCTTTATTCTTATAAGGTTTAAGAGATATTAATTTATTTGCATTATAAGCAATTCTAAATGAACCTCTAGATGAAGATATGTCCATACCTTCTTTAAATGCAGCTTTACTTACCTCACTAACAGCAAATACAATTACATTTTGTCTTACTGCAAGTTCCATAATAGCTTGAGATGCTTCCTCAACTTTCATATTGTTATCTTTTTGTTTACTCTTAAATAAACCTAAATGATCAACAATTACTATTTCTGGTTTAATAGGTAATGCAGTAATTCTTCTTTCTAGTTCATGTGCATATGGAGCTGAATAATCTACATTTAACCATTCAAATCTTTTATCCATACCATTTTTCATTTGCTTATAATGATTAGCTAACTGTTTTTCATCCCAGCCCATTTCTATCTGTACAAATCTAGACCATATTTGTCTAGGTGACATCTCCATTTCTACAAAGTATGTAGGTCTTTTGAAATAATTAACCCAATTTTGTAGTAACATAGTCTTCATACTAGCAGGTGGTGCTTGAATTATAACAGTCTCACCTGGATAAACAGGAAAGTCTTGACCATATGGCTCACCTAAGTTAAGTGGCTTTAGATCTTGTGCATAGAAATTAATAAGCTCATCTTCCATACCACTAGAATCCATTACATTTTCTGCTTTAGCTCCTCTATGTAACGTACATTTAGAGTCACAATAAAACTTTATAACAGCATCATCTGCACCATATCTATAACCTTGGCCATCATGACCAGTATAACAACCTTCTACTATACCATCCATTTCTTCTTTCTTAAACTCACTTTGAGCACCTTCACTAACTCTTACACGCCAATCTTCCATAATTAGACGTACAATATTCTCTGGAAAGTTCCATCTTAAATGTGATGCTATTCTAAGAGCAACCATATGACGTTTGCCATGTTGTGCACCTTCTAACATTTTCTGTATACAAGTAGTAGTTACAGGGTCCCTAGTATTTTTAACTTTAACTACAGGTTTTTCCTTAACTTCTCCTTTATCAAACACATCAAATACTTCTTCACATTGTAAGTCTTTTAATGGATATTCTCGTGGTTTATCACACCATTTAATTATCTGTTCTTTCATAACATCTTCATTATCTAACCATTTTTCTTGAAATTGATTCTTCCATGAGCCAGATTTAGTATTTTTAGTATGAGGTATACGTATTAGCCTAGACTTATCAGTAACAGATGGATCAGCATATTCAAATATTCCAACTTTAGTAAGTCTTTCTTTTACTAATATGTGTAAGTTTTTGCTAGGTTTCCATTTAAATGCTGTTTCTGATATGTGTATATGAAAACCCCTACCACTAAAGTATAATTCATAAGGAACATTTAGTTTAGTTAGTAGTTTAAGTAACTTTTTAGTTTTCTTTGAAGCTTCTAATGGATTTTCACCATCTACATCTAATATAAACTCATCAGGCATATATATTAAGCCATCATAACCTGATAATGAGTTGTTTTTAGCATAAAACTCTACTACATACTCATCATAATCATATAAAGACATAAAAGTATCACTGTCTGTACCCATCCAATCTTCTATTTTAGTTGTTGATTGAAAATTATGTCTGTTACTAACACCTAAAGCATATTCTTTAATTAACTCTTTATTGCCTGTCATCGTGTACATCCTCCAAACTACTATTATACATAAGTATTAGTGTACCTATTGCAAGTATAAATATAGATAAGAATATTAAAATAATTTCTATCATTTACGTTCCTCCGATTTCTTTAATTTGGCTTGTTCTCTAAGCATCTTTTGATACTCGTATCTTGCTCTTTTTGCTAACATTCTAGGAGTATAATGCGTATAGTCTCTATCTTTAGGATTTTGCCCTAAACCTATATCTTTTCTATTCATAAAATGCATAAATTCTGTTGCTCTCATAGATTACCATATTTCTTTTTGTATTGATTAACTAAAAAACTAATTTTAGTTTTATTACCTTTTTTTATAGATTTTAGTATATCTTTTTTAAGCATTTTCTTTTGAATTTTTAATTTGCTTGCTTCTTTCTTATTCATAATACTCCTTATTTATATAGAGAGCCTCACATATTCCTTTGCCAAATGAACTTTCTGGTATCTTTTGGACTTATAGGACCAGTTATTGGCTCTCTATAAACGATTAACTGTTAATTAAAACGGTATCTCGTCGTTACTCTCGGAGGTCGAAGTAGTTTGTGCTACTTCTTGTGATTTCTCTATCATTTTAGGTTCAACAAATTTCTTATAGAAGTCTATAGCTTTACCTTTCCAATAATCTACATCATCAGCATTAAATGTTTCTACTGCATTTGTAAATTCTGTTGGAGCAGTTTTAGATAAAACTCTAGAATATTTACCATCTTTATAGAAATAAACATTCATTTTCTTACCTATAAGTGCATCTTCACTATCATCCATTTTGACAACTTTAGATCCATCAGGGCCTTCTAATGCACTAGTTATACCAGCATTAGCAAATCTATATACTTGTCCAATAGCAAATTCTTCGCCATCAGTACCAGTTTTAGCATAGACTCTCATGTTAAAGTTTTCTGGATACTCATCAAAGTGTATATCAATACATTTAGCACCATTCCAGTCATTATATTTAGCTTTTGAAACTACAAGCTCATGCCAACCAGTTGTATACTGATTATTAGCTTTACCTGATTTAATTGTTATTGTTCTCATGTATTCTCCTATTATTTACGAATTGAATTAGCATCGTCATCATACTGAGCGATACCTACTATTGCAGATAAACCGTATCTACGACCATATGTTATTGCAGCACCTACACCTTGTGCATCTACTTTAGATAAAGGTAATTTAACTTTTGACCTTAGCCATTGACCTGATGCGTGCATAAGTGTAGTAGTTACACATATTGCATTAGGAACTATTTCATTACCTTGACTAACAGATAATCCATATTTACTAAGATGTGGAAATGCTGACTTAATTACCGCATGTAAATCTGCATAACTAGATTTAAAGAATGGATTAGTACTTTCTTTCTTAGCACCTTCTAATTCAGATTGAGCTTTAGCTAATGCTTCTGCTAACTTATCTATTTCAGGTGATTTCCAAGAATCTGCTTTAGGCTGTTCACCTAATGCTTTTAACTCTTGTTTTTTAGTATTTTGTTTGTCTTCTAGTATTGTTTTAGCAATACCAGTTTGCTTAGATATATCAATATCCATTGAGCTTCCTCCTTGTTTAATGAAATAGGGCAGTACAATTAGGTTAAGACTACCCTATCTCTTTTGCTATACATAAAGATACCTTCGATTTGAAGGGTCTATAATCTATGAAACTAATTTCTTTTTATCAAGTATTAATGTTGAAAAGTTGAAAATAATTTCTTTAAAGTATGGTTGTTTCATAACTATGTTCTTAATAGAATTAGATATAAAACTGCCACTCATATTACTACAATAAGATGTAGCTTTACGAGTACATGGTTCAGGATCAGAGTCATCATCAGAATACCAGTCCTGTTCATATTGTTTAACAGTAATATTGTTATATATATACTGTTGATATTGTTCTGCACCCATACGACCATCTATAACAATTGATGGCTTATAAGGGCATTGTGCTAACAATTTAACTATATCCATACGAGCAGACATACTATCTAAACCTAATACAAGTATGTCATCTTTTGTACCAGTATAGTATTCAAATTTATGATTTGAAAGTTTAATTTCAATAGATTCTTCTATTCTTTTAATGTGTGAACCTAAAGCGTTTACTTTAGAATTACCAATATCATCATTAACATATTGGCTAACACCTACATTTTCTATACCAACTTTATCAAAATCATATAAATGAAACTGATTAGCACCAAGTCTTGCTAATTGTGTTGCTACAGAGCTACCAATAGCACCGCAACCAACAATATGAAACCTAATACCTGATATATCTGCTATATCTTGACTTCTCATATTTATCATATATTGTATCCTCCATTATAACTTATCATATCTGCATATAATTCTGCTATATCATTATATTTATTGTCAATTATCAATATTGCAAATGGATGTTCATCTGCAGCTATAAACTCTTCTATATCTTTCTTAGTTAGTTTATCTATTTGTAAACCATATGGTTCAATTATTACATTTGTATGTGTTATAGCTGACTTAACTTTATGTGCATTCCATTTACCAGATTTAAACTGACGCATAAATTCTGTTATTTTATTACAAGCATACTCATATTTAGCTTCAAAGTTAGCTGTTTCTTGATGTGTTGGCTTAATTGTCATATCATCATCTACCCAGTTATAAGTAGACCAGTCTCTATATTTGCCTGATGTAAGACTAAGTTGATTACCATTAGATGGTAATTTAGCATAACCAGTTTGATAAGAGCTTATTGATCTAGTTGTACATTTAGCTTTAACTTCTGTAAGTATTTCAAGAGGTATTTCTACTTCAGGTGTGTCATCAATAACTTTTAATTCTATATCTTGATGTACTACTACAGGTTTCCATACAGATATTCTACATTTATATTCTTGTTTTAAATTAACAACAAGAGCAAACGATACATCTGAATCACCTTCACCATACTCGTCTATACTAGATAAATCTGTACCACTCCAGAAAGCCTCCATTGTGTGATGACTATGCCACCAACAAAATCTAAAGGTATCATCTTTATGTTTCATTGCAGCTTTAGTATAATACATAGCTAATTCTTCTTTATCAAGGTCACAAGTTGTACCAGCTATTTCTTGCTTTACAATCTGTGGATTTTCTATGTGCCAATCTCCATCTTTATCTTGTGTTACTACAGCCATACCACCTATCTCAGCCTTTTCTGTATGATAAGCAGCTTTAGCATAGTTAATTATTGTGTCCCAACTGTCTTTATGTATAAATATTTCCATTTAACCTCCTAGTTAATTTGATAGTTTATTATGCATTGTGTAAGAAATAAATTTGCCTGTTGTGTAATGCTTCTATGTTCACTCATAGCTATTTTTTCTAGTTTATCTAAAACTTCTTTTTCAGCTATAAATCTAATAGTAATCATTTCAGGTTTATTTATATCTCTTTTAAAAGGTTTTCTACCTCTAGTTGCCATTTTCCCTCCTTAAGTTAATTAAGTGTACCCTGCTCGGTTGCTGTTAACAGACGGGAGGCTCACGGGTACAACTTAAAATATGTATCTTATTTCTTGCCATGGTAATATTGCATTATGACTGTGTTTCCAAGCTTCTATTAGCCTACGTTTATATTGATATTTATATCTAATATTAACATTGCCATATTGAGATGTTTTTTGTTCCTGTATACCAGGCTTCCAAAGCAAATCTTCTGCTCGTTTTGTACTTTCTTTCTTCATATTATGTTCATGCATATTATGATTATGTGTAAGAAATATAACCTCACACTTAACATACTTTTTTATAGCATCATCCACATATTTATCTACTTGTTTGAATAGATTTTGATATAATATACCAGCATCTTCTTCTACAATTACAGGTGAATAATTTAAATGAACATCATAACCTGCAATCCAGAATTTATTAACAGCTTTTAGTCTATCAGCAATAGTAGACGTGCCAGGCTCTAGTATATTAGCATACTTTTGTGGCATTATACTAAATCTGATACGTATTTTACGGTTAGGATTATAGTTTAACAGCTCTTCATTAACATATTTAGTAGCTGCTGTACCCATAGCTCTATCATTTCTCTTAAAATAGTTAAATAACTTTTTCCATTCATGATATTCTAAGTGTTTTATATAGTCTTCATTACAACTAAAGTCATATGTGTAATATTTATCATGTGTTTGGTCAGGTTCTTTAGGCCATTTTAAGTTACCATTATGTGCATCTATAGTACCTATAATTTCTTTTGTATTTAACGCTACTGACAGACCTGTTTTTACATGTCTACGCATATAACAATAACTACATTTATATTCACACCCAAAACCAAAGGAAGGCGTAATAAAATTACTACTACGCCCTGAATCTCTGATTATTAGTGCTTTACGTCTTACATACTTAGGCATCGTTACCCTCCTCATTTCTTGCGTCAAGTTGTTGTCTAAGTTCTTCAGGATTCCATTGAGCATTTCTATCTTGCTCACGATTACCTTGTATTGCTTGTTCTGATGCAGGTATACTTACAGTTGGTTGACCACCATCGTCTACACTATGTATTATAGTAGGACCATGATTTACACCACCCATTCTAGTTGCCCATTGTAATGTTAGTTGTTCAGCATCTTCTGGTGATATAGGTTCTTTATGTACAGATAAATACCTTGTACAGCTAGACCTAAATCTACATTCATGCATATCACAATAGTCTTCTCTACCAGTTGGTTCATAACTACAAGTATCTACGCTATTTGTACCAAATACTTTTCTATATTCATCAGATAATCTACTTGGTTCGCCATGATACATTGTTTTAATGTTATTATGTGGACCTGTCTCGTTAGTATAAGATGTAGACCAATTAATACATTGCATTACATAAGAAGGTAAATCAAACTTTCTTAGTGAAGTATTAAAGTTAGTTGCATCATCACCATAACATACACTTTGACCAAATTCATTATTACTACCATATCTAGAACCAGATATGTATGGAAATGCTAAATAACCTCTATCATCATGCTGTATTACATTACCATATGTCATAACATCAAAACGAGGATTAGTAAAACTACTATTTCTAGTCATATCTTTTAATGGATAAGTTACAATATTTAATTCTATATCCATATCACAAGCTATATTTTCTATATGTTTAGCAGCTTCTGCACTACTTCTACCTTTAGTAATGTATATTTTCATAGCATCTGGTGTCATTCTTAGTGTAGATACTAATTTATACCTTTGATTAGTTCTAGATCTTTCAGCTACATACATTCTATGTCTCATATATTCCATATTATCTAAATTATCTATAAGACTTTGTGCTATCTCATCTTTTTCACACACATAATTAGAATATACATTCTTTCTTTCAACAAGAATACTTGGGTCTTCAAGCCACATTTCGCCATTATATCTAGCAGTATATAACATTCTATCTATACCTCTTAACATAGCTTGCATACTATTCCAAGAATGTTGTCTAAAATAATCTTCTCTAGACATAAAGTTATACATACCACTTGGTTTTCTATTAAATCCTAACATTTCATTAACAGCTTCAGCTACTATTTTGTAACTACCACGTTTCCATTTAAATGTTTTAGTTATATCTAAATTAGACCTGTATCTTCTGTTAAATATGTTTACTTGCTCTAATATATCGCCTTGTGGACCAAAATAAATGTGATCACCAAGGTCTTCTACTTCTATTTCTGCCATACACTGTTCCATTGTACCATCTACAGTGCATACATAATGTGAATCTATCATATACCCTCCAAGGTTTATTTAAATTGACTACACGCAGGACATTCTCCTGTTACCTATGATTGTACAATAACAGCTCTTCTTACTGTCTGTCCTAATGCCAATCTCACGCACCATCCTTCGCTAGTATATCTCTAGCACCTCGTCTATTTAAAGTTAATTACTTATTTACTGATCGCCACCAGACTTATTGTTATTAACAGCTGCAACAATATCGCCATCATTAATAGCATGAGTATTAGTTACAGATATACCATTAACAGCAATAGATGAGCTTGCAGATATATCATCTGGTAACTCAGCTCTTAATTGTTCTACAGTATCAGCATTAGTTTGTTTTTCTACAAAGCCACCGCCTTGTAAGAACTTTATTGTTTTAGTTGCCATATTAAGCACCTCCTTGTTCATATGATTCAATAGAATTAAACTCTCTTTCATACTCTTCTAAAAGATCATTTAGTTCTATTACGTTACGTTTTATTTGTCTTTGTACTACTTCTTTAACCTCACCGTTGACATAAGTGAGAGTTTTTCTTAATACTACATTGTTTCTTTCTATAGTATTTAATTTATCAATATCCATGTTATAACCACCACTTTACTATGTAATACCATAGTATAATACCTGATATAGTTATACCACCATAAATGAAAAGGTTACTCCAATTTATCATAAGCCCATCCTTTTCTTTATTTTATTCATATCTGTTGTTAGTTCTTTTATTTCATCAATAGAACCTTGCATATTTCTGTTTAAAACATCCATATTATTTTGTATTTCTTCTATTGTTTCTACAATAGCATCTATTTCTACTAATGTATCGGTAACACTATAAGATTTACCAGGATCATTTTTAGGTTTAATTGTTTTCGGCATCATTTTCTCCTTGTTTTGTTTTAATTAACTCATCAATCAGTTTATTTTCTTTAATTTTTAACAAAGCAATTTTATTCCTTGTCTTTTGTAGTGTTAAAAGCAGTTCTTCAGTACTAGATACTGGATAAAACATTAACTTTCTCATCTTACCTCCTCATATTTAAATTTTACACCCACCAACAGGCCTAAGCCCTCAGTGCAGTACTATCGATGATGGGTGTTTACCGTAGTCTGTTTTGGCACTTGTCAGGCCACTACAGTATGTTGTCTCCTACCAATCAACTCTTTTGTAATTCTTTTAATCTTTTGTTGATTTTATCGGCAGCTTCATAAAACTCATTATCTATTGCATTATCAAGAGCTATATGTAACTGATTTATCATAGCAGATGTTGAATAAGTAATATTATTCTTAGTATAAGAAATATACTGTTTCTTTATACGCTCATGATTTCTAATTTCTTTATCTAGTTTATCTTCTATCTCTTCTAGAGTACTTCTATCAGTTTCATCTAAGAACATTGCTGTTTGATATTTAACAACTCTATTAATAAGTTTACTAACATCTTCAGGTATTTTACCTTCTTCAATAAGCTCTATTATCATACATAATTGCCTATCTAAATCATTTATATCTGTGGCTTCTGCAGCTTTTATGAATAAATTATCACATTCACGACAACAAAAATCAAAGTCTAATATTTCAGCACTTAGTTTAGTTTTAGCTGTTTCTATTTTACCACATATATCACATTTATATGTTGGCATAAGTCTCCTCTTTTGTTATATATATCTTATCGTAAGAGTCTGACATATCATTTAAAGCTGTTTCATAGGTTTCTAATTCATCTTCCATCTTAAAACCCTCCTAGTAATTTATTAGCCATTTTTCTTGCTTCTTCAGACATATTAGGCTTACTACGAGTACCGCCTTTACTTCTTTTACTATATAATGTCTCAGATTTATCTCTCTGTTCTATTATATGGTTTGACAATCTTATCATTGTTTCTAGATTGTTAGAATCTACTGCATGTGACAGTATTTCTACTATGTTAGCTACTGTTTTAGACTGCATTACAGTAGGATCTAAACTTAATTGGTTAGGATTAAACTTCATTTATTACTCCTTTATTCGTATTTATAGTGACCAGTTATCTCAAATTTAAATAATATATCTTCAATGACTACTCCATTACCACCATTATGGATAATAAGAGGAGTACCATTTATAGTATGTATGTGTGACACTATACCTATATGTGGTAGTGTACCATCACGTAAGTTCCAGGTTATTATATCTCCTGGATTATATTCAGCGTCAAATCTACCAGTTATTGGTTTAGAGTAGCCATTGTTCTCAAAGAAGACTCTTAAGTGTTTAACTCTTCTGTGATCTATATTATTATCAACTTCATAGGGCGTATCATATAAATGATTGTTGTTTATCATATCTTCATACACTAATTGTTGTAAATCAATACCACAACAGTCACGATAAGCTCTAATTATTACATCAGTGCATACACCTATATCTCTAGGTATATCACCGTTAGGATAGTCTATTTCATAGTAATTACCATCATATTTTACATGACTATAAGTCTGTTTAACTGCATGTGCTACAAATACATCAAAATCGACAAATCCATAACACATGCTTAATAACAATATTATCTTTATCATAAACTATATGCCTCCTTTTTATGCTTATACAGAACATAGTTAGCATCTATCATATCTTGTACTCTTATTCTATGGTTAAGATTATATGTTTTGTCAGATTGAGCTATATCACCTGAATCTTCCTTATTAAAATCTGCATCTAATACTTGAAGTATAGACTCTGTAAAACCATTCTTTAAGTCATCTAGCTTTTGCCAAGTCATATTATAACAAGGATAAGAACCACCATATAAGCCATTTCCAGCTCTTTCTTGCTGTATCATACCCTTAAATAGGAAATATTGTATCAACTTCCTAACTACATCTATATCATGAAAAGCCCATCTATCGTTACTATAACTACTAATAACTTTTTCAAGATCATTAAATGATTGAATGTTTGTGCTACTATATATCATTACAACATTCTTTAATAAAACATCCTTTTGCAAGATGTCTCTAATGCATAAGCCTAACGAAGTACCTATGACTTTATTCTTTATATCTATATCTTTCATTTTACCTCCAACAAGTTTCTATTACGTTCATTTATGATAGTTACACCACTATCTTCTAATTTATTTATTAATACATTAATAGCCCATCTATCAGCTTTATTATTAATATATCTAACAAAATATTGTATACGTCCATCAGCATGGATTAAGTCAGCAAAATATACATTAGACTTATTACCTGACTGATCTATTTTAGCATGTTTCATACATACCTTTCTGCCTAGCTTTTACACTAGGCGTTAATTGGTTTAGGAGAAAATATCTTATGTCAAGTGTGGTATAAGTTTATATATATAATACGCACACATGCCTACATTTAGACAGGCTATATCATATCATAGTATACATTGTTTATACACTACATTATTGCCTGTATTAGTTAATATTATAAGTTTTAAGGTAATTAAAATAGTAAAAGGGGACCGAAGCCCCCAGTTACTGGGTAAGTTAAACTATGGTTGTGGTTTAAGTGCATCCACAATTGATTTAACACTAGCTGTCAATGCTTTGACATCATTAGATAAGTGATATAACTTCTTATCTGATTTATTAGTTGTAGTATCTGACGCTTTAGCTAGCTCTATAAGCTGACTTAGTTCAGAGTTACCTTGTTGCTGTGGCACTGTACCATTTAATAAGTTAGGCGCAGCCATAGATATTTGTAACAGCTCTTGGTTATTGTTCGCCATGAACTGAGTAGACTGCCAGTTAGGGGTTCTACCCTTAAGTGCCTGCATATTCATTGCTTGAATAGCAATGTTATTCTTAGCCTCAAGGCCACTTAGCATAATTGCTAAGGCCTTCTTCAGGTATTCATTCATCTTGTTCTCCTTTTGTTTATGAACGGATTAAAGTAAATCAAAAATAACTAAAAAGTAAATTTGAAAAACCCCCGAAGGGGGGGTGGGGCACACTATATAGCCAAGCACTAAAATGCTACAATTTTTGAAAGTTGATTAAAATAAGTCTTGTTTTTAAATAATCCATTTAATAAATTTCAATATGAAAAAATACATACTTACAATTCAATATGATGAAAAAGAAGATACTGTAGAATGGTTACAAGAAGAACTAGTAGAAGTTGATTCAACATCAGATATAACAGTAGATGATATAAATAGTCTAACTATAGATGATGTAAAAGTTTTGTTTGAATTAAAAGATTATGCTAAGGCTTAACTATTAACGCCTCCTTGACGGAGGCTTTGTTATTATGAGAGTATATAAAGTAAATAGAATAGAGCATACAGTATTCGATGACATCAGCGAGGTACCTAGTAGTATAGAAATCGCAAGTAACTGGCGCAGTGCTAATATAGGTGATTGGGTTAAAGCTGATGATAAATGTTATATACAAATATTGCGCAAAGGAAAGATGATTGTGCCGAAAGGGCGGAACAAGGTTAGGGAATACGTTGGCACGTGCACTGGGACATTTCCAGTAACCTCCAAGGCGAAGATGGACACTTCGCGCAGACTCAATATTTACTCCTTTGGAGGGAGTAAGAGTTCTGCAGACGTTCTGCTAGATCGGACCGTACTAAGTAAGCACGAACATCTCTTTGTTGGATATATTGTATCAGGGTTATCTATGCAGGAAGCTTATATAAAGGCATTTCCTACAAATAGTCCTGGTTATGCAAAACAAAAATCAGCACAGCTCGTTAAAACAAAAAGGATAATGACTGCTATGAAAGAAGAATTAAAACCTGTTCTAGAAGGATTAGGTATAGATGAAACAAGTATTTTAAAAAATATAAATACAATAGCAATGTCATCTGAAAAAGATGAAACAAGATTAAAAGCTTTATTTAAGTTATCTGATATTATGGATTTAGAAGATAAAAATAAAACTACTGTTACTCAAGTATCAGGAGCACTATTTCAAGGGTTTGCAGATAAACACTTAATAGATGCTGAAAGACCAAAAAAAATCGGAGAGTAAATGAAAGAAGAAAATTCTAGTGATAAATATATAAGAAAATCAGCAGATGCTATATTTGATATTATTAATACACCTGTAGGAAAAACTATGCTTCCTCAAGCGCAGGTTTTAAATATTATAGATAGACTTATAGAAGGTAGTATTACTGAAGAAGAGTTAATGCAGCTCAAAATGCAAAATGAAAACTACTAAAAATGCCTGGGTATATATCAGACTTACTTAGTATTTGGAATCGTAATTCAAATCGAACTACAGCTAGTAGTGATGGCTTATCTTTTGGTGGAAGTTATAATGTATATTGGTCAAATTATACATATTATGATGATGAAGATATAAGAGATATAAGTAGTGCAGTTTTACAGGATTACTTTGATTTAGAACAAAATCCAAAAGACTTAAATAGTGTAAGAACAAATATATTTTATGACAAAATATCAAAAATGTCTGAATTTACAAAAAATACTGAAGAAGGTTACCGAGAATTAAATAAAATGGTAGCTAAAGAAATATACGGACAAAGTATTGCAAACCCTGATGAAGCTAGTGTTTATCATAATGAAATAATTAATTCTTATTTAAATAGAAGTGGAAGAGATAATATTTATGATGCTGCAAATTCAACTAAAAATATAAAACCTGTAGTAATGCCTGGTGGTAGAGAGTCTTCTATATGTACAGATACAGCTTGTGGAATTTTTGCAGATGCAGGGCTTATTAATTATTTACCTTGGGACAATACAGCTAAAAAATGGTCTAGTAGTAATGATTACACTATTGACGCTATTAAAGGTAGAAAAAAAAATGAAGAAGCTTGGAAACATTGGACTACTGTAGGTTCAGGAAGAATAGAAAAATCATTTCAAAAATTACAGCCAGGTGATTGGGTAATTTATGGAGATGAAGAATTTTTTTTACCTGTAGGTCATAAAAATAGGCCACCAACTTCAGCAGGTAATGAATCTGGAAAACATTCTTTAATAGTTTTAGATATAACTGAAAACGGAGTATTATTAGGATCAGGTAATGCTCCTAGCAATGAAAATAGAGGAAGGACTTTAGATACTCGTTTTTTTACATGGCAAAAAATAGGGAAAAATTTTGACAATAGAGCAGCTGAAGTATTTAGATTTACACCCCAAAGTGATAAGGTAGTAAAATTTGAACATGAAATATACTCTGGTACAGGAGAGTTTCAAGCTAATGCTGTTATGGGAGAGCTTTTAAAAGAATTAATGATAAGGTAATGTCTAAATATAATTTAAATATTAATAAAGAAAATGTAAGTAAAGCTGAAGAAGCATTATTAATGGCTCAAAAAGATATGATTTCGTTTGGTAAATTATTTTTACCAGATGATTTTATGAGAAGTGAAACTCCCTTTTTCCATTATGAAGTAGCAGATTCTTTAATGGATATGGATAAAAGACAATTAGCTGTTATATTACCTAGAGGACATGGTAAAACAGTATTAACTAAGTGTAGTATTATGCATAATTTTTGCTTTGCTACAAGTCCTTTATTTTATGGTTGGGTTGCTGCTTCGTCTAAAATTAGTGTTCCAAATTTAGATTATATAAAATACCATTTGGAGTATAACGATAAAGTTTCGTATTATTTTGGTAATTTAAAAGGAAAAAAATGGACAGAAGACGATATAGAGCTAACAAATGGATGTAAACTTATATCGAAATCAAATCTATCAGGCATTAGAGGAGGAGCAAAGCTCCATAAAAGATACGACCTCATTGTTCTTGATGACTTTGAAGATGAAAATAATACCGTTACATCAGAGTCTCGTGCTAAAATTGCCAATCTTGTTACAGCAGTTGTTTTCCCTGCTCTTGAGCCACATACGGGTAGGCTTAGGATTAATGGAACTCCTGTTCACTTTGATTCCTTTATACAAAACATACTTGTTGGTAAAGAAAAAGCTAAAAAACAAGGTAAAAAATATAGTTGGCATGTAATTAGTCATAAAGCTATGCAGCCAAATGGTAATTCTTTATGGCCAGGCTGGTTTGGCAAAGAAGAAATGGAACGTAAGAAAAAGTTCTATGCTGATTCAGGGCAGCCACAAAAGTTTTATCAAGAGTATATGATGGAAGTTCAAAATAGTGAAGATGCTATTTTTACTAGAGAACATATAAGATTTTGGGACGGACAATTTAAACATGACGAAGATACTGGAGTTAACTATATTATACTTGAAGACGGAACTGAAAAACCTGTCAACGTCTTTGCAGGGTGTGATCCAGCTACAGATAGCGCTAGAAGAGATACTGACTTTAGTGTTATCCTTGTTGTCGCTGTTGATGGTGACAATAATTGCTATGTTCTTGACTATATTCGTAATAGGTCATTACCTGTACTTGGGATTCCTGGAGATGGCAAAAAAGGTATTGTGGATTATTTATTTGATTATCAAAAAATTTACCACCCTTCTTTATTTACCATTGAAGATACAACAATGTCTAAACCAGTATTTCAATCTCTTGTTTCAGAAATGAGAAGAAGAAATGATTTTAGTGTTAAATATGTTGCTGAAAAACCTGGTAATAGAATGAGTAAAAGAGATAGAATACAAGAAATATTAGCACAAAGATTTGCAATAAGAAGTATGTTTCTTAGAAAAGAACAATATGATTTACAACATGAAATTTTTACATTTGGCCCAAGAATGGGACATGATGATACTATAGATGCATTAGCGTATGCATGTAAACACGCACATCCACCTAAATCTATGCAAAAAAGTAGAGAAGGTGTTTGGAGAAAACATAGACCTAGCGCAAAAAGTTGGGTTGTAGCTTAAGGAGAAACCATGGCACAAAGAAAAAATAGATTTGGAATGCGTATGCCAGCAGGGGGAAATTCATCTAAAGGCAACAATTTACAAAATACTAATAATGGTATGAATAATAATCCTAGATTTGCACCTAGAAGACCACAACAATTTAGACAACAAAGTCAAAATGGTGGAATGCCTGCTGGTCAACAAGGAATGAACAATAATGGAAATAATAGGCAACAAGGTGGAGCTAGATTTGCTCCAAGAGGACCTCAAAGATTTGGAATGAATCAAGGACCAATGCCAATGTCAGAACAAGGTGGCTCAAATAACAACTTTGGACGAAGACAAGATCCTAGATATGTTACACCTCAAGATAACATAACTTACGAAGGTCAAGGAAACGGCCAAGACCCTAGATATGCTCCAAGAAACTCTGGTGCAGGACGTAGGCCTGTAGGATTACCAAATCAACAATTAAGAAAACCAGGTAGTGGTGGCTCTAGAGTTATGAGTAGACCTACTATGGGACGTATGAAATTTAATAGAAGTCCTCAAAATAATAATAATAATGCTTTATCAAGATATAATAAAAATAAACTAGATAACTCAGGATATTAATGACTAAAAAAATGCATATATGACCTTTTGAAGGAACGCCACACCCAGTTGGGAAAAAGCATAAAAAAGGACCTAAAGGTACAAGTCATTGGAGTGATACTGAAATATCTCTTGGTAAAGAAAAACTAAAAGAAGGCAAATAATGGCAAAAAGAATAGATAAAAATGCACAAAGAATAAGAGATATTTTTGATTTAGCTAACAGCTCATCAAGAGTTCAATGGGAGTATATAAATCAAAAAGGATATGATTTTGCTCATGACAATCAATTAACTGAAGATGAAAGAATATCTTTAGAAGATCAAGGCATGCCTACATTTACTATAAATAGAATAATGCCTGTTGTAGAAATGTTAAATTTTTATGCTACGTCTAATAAACCTAGATGGCAAGCTGTAGGTGCTGAAGGTTCAGATATTGATGTTGCTTCTGTGTTTTCTGATATGGCAGATTATATATGGGATGGTAGTGATGGTTCAACATTGTACGCTAATGCTATAAATGATTGTGTAACAAAATCTGTAGGGTATTTATTAATTAATGTAGATAAAGATGCTGATAACGGTATGGGTGAAGTTGTAATAAAAAATCCTGAACCTTTTGATGTTTTTGTAGACCCTAAATCTAGAGATATGTTATTTAGAGATGCTAACTATATTATTATTAGAAAAATTTTACCAAAAGAACATTTATATTCATTATTTCCTGAACATAAATCTAAAATTTCTAAAGCAAGTAGTATAGATGATCAAGAGTTTGATTATAGTGAAAAAGCTACTGGTTCTGATAGAAAAGATTTTTTTTACAAAGATATTGATTCTAATGAATCTGTTACTTCAGATGGAGAACATGATGATTTAATAGAACTGTATGAACATTATGAAAAAGTAAAAGTTTCTTATGTTAATGTATTTTATAGACAAAAATTAGAGCCTGAAGTTTTAAATCAATTAAAAAAACAAGTAGATGAAGCTATGCAACAGATGCAAGCTGAAAAACAAGTTCAATTTTTAGAGCAACAAAAAAGTATGGAAGTAGCTGTTCAAGAAGGTAAAATGATTCCTGAAAGATATGAACTTGAAATAGCAAATATGCAAAAAGCTATGCAACAAGAAATTGAACAAGCTTCTCAATCTATGATGGCTGATCTTCAAGAAAAAGCTAGTGTAGTACAAAATACTATTATAACTGAAAAAGAGTTTGATTTAATTAAAAAAGATACAAACTTTAAAAATACTTTAGTTGATTATGTTCAATTTTATGGAACAAGAATTAAATTAAATTGTGTAGTTGGAGATAAGACTTTATACTCAAAAGTTCTTCCAGAAACTATAACAGAATATCCAATTGTACCTTTTCATTTTAAATGGACTGGAACACCATTTCCAATATCTGCAGTATCTCCATTAATTGGAAAGCAAAGAGAAATAAATAAATCACATCAAATTTTAGTTCACAATGCTTCTTTAGGTAGTAGTTTAAGATGGATGCATGAAGAAGGAAGTATAGATACTGATTACTGGGAAAAGTATTCAAGTTCTCCAGGAGCATTATTACCTATAAGACCTGGAGCACAAGCACCTACTCCTATTCAACCAGCTCCTTTAAATAGTGCATTTTTTAATATTGTACAAGAAGGAAAAGGTGATATGGAGTATTTAGCAGGTATTTATAGTTCTATGATGGGAGACTCAGGTGCTGCAAATGAAACTTATAGAGGTATGTTAGCTTTAGATGAATATGGAACAAGGAGAATAAAACAATGGATGTCAAATTCTTTAGAACCTGCACTCAAGCAGTTAGGAACTTTAGTCAAACAATTTACACAATCTGTTTACACCGCGCAAAAAGTATTCAGGATTGTGCAACCAAATGCTTTACAAGAAGAAAGAAGAGTTGAAATAAATATTCCAATTTATAATGATTTTGGAGAAGCTGTAGGTAAAATTATGGATTATGCATCATCTAAATTTGATGTTAGAATTGTTGCTGGTTCAACCTTACCTGTTAATAGATGGGCTTACGTTGCTGAATTAAAAGAATTAATGCAACTAGGAATTATAGATGATATAGCTTTACTTGCAGAAACTGATATTAAAAATAAAGAGCAAATAGCTAAAAGAAAATCTATGTATTCTCAAATGCAAGGTCAATTAGGTCAACAAGAAGAACAAATAAAAGATTTAAGTGGAACTATAGAAACCTTAGAAAGACAGTTAGTTCAGTCTGGTATAAAAGATAAAGTTATGCAGGCAGCAGTTGAAATTAACAAAAAGAAAGAAGAAGTTAAATCTGAAATAGAAAAAGAACTTCTTCAAACAGAAGGCGAACAAAAAGTTTTACAGTCTGAAATGAAAAATCAAGTACAAAAAAATCAAACTATTTTAGACGCTGAACAACAAAAAATTATTACTAAAACTGATGCTGAGGCTCAGATGGCTGTAAATAATTTAAAAAATGATTTGCAAAGTAGTAATAACAATGAGTAAATTCATTTAATTTTTTTTCAATAAAAGGAGAAATATGTCAAACGAAACAGAAGGTAACTCAAAAGTGGTAGATAATATCATTGATGACTCCAACGATTTCTTTGGCCAATTAGAAGGTTCCGTTAATGGAATCGTGGCAGAAGGGGAAGTTGATAACGCAGAAGTAACCCAAAGTGATAGTGGCTCCGAAAGGGCAACCCATGATAACTCGCAAGGCTCTAATGTGAACTGGGATAATGAGGACAATCCATACAAAAAAAGGTATACGGATTCAAGTAGAGAGGCTGTTAAAATGAATGAACAGCTTAGAGACTTAAAACCATTTGTGCCTGTTCTCGATGCAATGAAACGTGATAGTGGTTTAGTAGATCATGTTAGATCATATTTTAAAAATGGTGGTCAACCAGCTAAAACCGTTAAAGAACAACTAAATCTAGATGAAGACTTTATTTATGATGCAACTGAAGCAGTTGAGAATCCTGATTCTGACTCTGCTAAAGTAATGAATGCACACATAGATGGAGTAGTTCAACAAAGAGTTGGTAGTGTTCTTCAACGTGAAAAGCAAAATGCTCAAAAAACTCAAGCTAAAATTTCTCAAAAAAATATGGAGAAACAGTTTGTTGAAAAGCATGGTATGACTGATGAAGAATTTACTTCTTTTAAAGAAGAAGCAAAATCTAGAAAATTAACCATTGATGATGTCTATTATCTATTAAATAAAGATAAAGCGAACAAAAACGTGGCCAATTCTACTAAAAAAGAAATGTTAAATCAAATGAAAAATGTAAGAGACATTCCTTCTACTGCTAGCGATTCGAACAGTCAAGGTACATCTAGTAAATCAAAAGACGATGAATTGTTTGATGGTATACTAGGACTTGATGGTAATGTAGATAACTTGTTCGGTTAGATTGGGTTAGACCGTCTACCGAGCTTCACTTTTAGTCTGAACCGAAGGCATATAATATGCAGTTGAGGGAACGACATTAAGGAGATGGTCCTATGTCAGACTTATTTAGTCTAGAAACATATAGTGATACAGTTAGTACCAATGGTGCTACATCTGGTCCTCGTCATGGTACAGGGTTAGATACTGGCGATCTCAGAAGAAAGTTTAACTTTGGTGATAGGGTTTCTGAACTAGCAATAGCTCAAGATCCTTTTTTTAGATTTCTTGCAAAAGCTTCTAAAAAAGCCACTGACGATCCTTCTTTTAAGTTCACAGAGAAAAGACCTTCATGGCACAAGCGTTATGCTTATGTTTCAAATCACGGTACATCAGCACCCGCAGCTTTAGCAGGAGGTGATGCAACAATTACTTCTGGTAATGTAGATGCAGGTGATGTGTACTATTTTACAATGATAACTGATTACAATTCTGCAGGTAACTTGCAAAATGTATATGGTCAATCAACAAACGAAATCTCTCCTGGGGATGCTGGTACAAAACCTGCATTTTTTATTCCAGGTCAGATTGTTAAAATACCTCACTCAACATCAGTAACAGCAGGTTCTTGGACTGATGCATCAGCATCAGAAGGTTCAGCACCAACTGATTACATTATTGCTAAAGTTATTTCAGTAGATACAGTAGATACAAATGCTGTTAACTTGAAATGTAGCATAGTAAAAGGTGTAGCTGCTGCAACTGAATTAACTTCTTATTCAGCATACGACAACGCAATAGATGCAGTTGATGTTTCAGGTAAATCTGTTTCAGATTATCTTGAAAGAAAAAGATGTTATGTAGTTGGTACTGCATTTGGTGAAGGTACTGGATACCCAGAAACATGGAAAGATCAGCCATACTCTACAGGCTATGGTCTTACTCAAATTTGGAAAACTTCTTGTGCTATGACAAACACGTCTAGAGCAACAATCTTGAAGTATGAACCAAATGAGTGGGCTAGAGTTTGGAAAGAGAAATTAGTTGAGCACAAATTTGATATAGAGCAATCTTTATTATTTGGTTCGCAATACACTGATGGAGATGGTGTTAACTATACTCAAGGTGCAGTTGACTTCGTTTCAAACTATGGTAATTCTTTCTCATTAGATACTTCAACTAAAACAGCTGATGACTTTTTAGATGATTTATCAAGTTATGTAGACCCTAGATATAATAGTAGTCAAGCAACAATCTTTTTTGTTTCTACTGCTGTGTATAACTGGATGCATAAAATGGGTGGATACTTTAAAAACAACATGGAAATCTCTTCTAATTTTAGAGCAGATTTTGCTATGACTGGCAAGAAAAAAGTGTTTGGTGTAGATATTACTACATTCTCAACACCTTATGGTGATATGAATGTGGCTAGAAACATCCACTTAGATAGTACACAAATTAAAATGCTTGGTGTTAACATGAAGCATTGTGCTTATCGTCCACTTGTTGGAAATGGATTAAACAGAGATACTTCAGTATACGTAGGAGTTCAGACATTAGAGAACTCAGGAGTCGACCGTAGAGTAGATATGATACTAACTGAAGCAGGTATGCAATGGGAAATGCCCGAATCGCATGCTATATGGTTATAAGGAGATAAACTATGGCAAATCCAATGTATGGACAAAATAAAGCTGATGGAAACATCGGATGGTTACAAAACTATGAACATGGTATTAAAGATCATGGAACTTTAGGCGATAATTTAGTTCTTACTGCTTCTGATATGGTAAATGCAGTTGCTCACACATGTGATCCAGCAGCTGCTAGGTCAGTTACAACTGCTACCGCTGCTTTAATAGTAGCTGCAATGAAAGTAAAAGCTAGTGACAGCAAATGTGTTGCTGGTGATACTTTTCAAATGTGCTTTATTAATGGTGGTACAGCTGGTGCTGATGAATCATGCACTATGACTGCTGGTACAGGAGTTACTGTTGTAGGTAATGCAGAAGTTGAAAACCTTGATACTGCTAGCGATGCTATTAGTTCAGGTTCATCTTTATGGGCTGTTCACGTTACTGTAGCTAAGGCAGGTTCTGAAGCTGTTTCAATAATCAGACTAGCTTAGGAGGTAGATGATGGCTAACGCAAAAATGGGCGCATCTCATGGATGGACTGGAAACTATGTAGAATCAGCAACGGCTAGTTTTAGCTTAGTACCTGGTGATGCAGGAAAAACGTTTATCTTAAAAGATGCAGCTGTAACAGTAACATTACCTGCTTTAAGTGATGTTGAAGCTGGATATTCTATAACTTTAATATCTGGCGATGATAGTGAACATATATTAACTGGCGGTGCTAGTAAAATATATGGCCATGCTATTGATGGAAGTGGTTCTGCTGCTGAAACAGTTTTGCCACTTACTGGACATTCAACTATTACTCCAGGAGCTGGAATGATAATAGGTTCTAAATATGATATAACTACTGATGGTACAAATTGGTATGTTTATGTTATTGCTGGAGCTGAAGTAGCTGGTAGTTAACAAACAATAGTTTGGGTGCCCCCTCTGGTGAGCTTCCCCTCCCAAAGGGGGTGGCCCAAAATTAAAAGGAAAAAATGGCAGATTTTAAAACACAAGTAGAAGGATTAACAGGTTTATCAATAGGTACTTCGCCTACTAATGACGAGTTATCTCAATTTTTAGTAGACGGTACTAAAGAAGTTGTTAATAGAATTATAAGTTTAAGCCCTTTTGAAACTTCTAAGTTTTGCACTACTACTAACTCTACTACTAGTGTTACTAAAACAGGAAAAATATTATCTATTATGAGAGAACATGATAGCACTAGTATATTAAGAAAGTGTGATCAAATTGATCCTCATGATAGGTATAATGCTACAGATAGTGATAGTTTACATTATAGGAGTAAAAATAATCCAGGATGGTATGAATTAGATGGTAAAATTTATGCAGTTCCTACCGCTGCTGCAAGTGACAATGATATTGTTGTTACTCAAGTTTCTTACGCAACAAATACAGGGCATAGCTCTACAGCTATACAAGATTTTCCTACTGAATATGAGTATTTAGTAGTATTGTATGGAGCTATAAAATCATTACAAAATGCTTTATCTGATATAGATAATGACTTACCTAATGATTTAAGTGCTGTAATATTAGATTTTTCTGATACATCTTTACCTACATATACTGGGCCTACAGATTTTGTTTTACCTGTTCCTCCTGGTGGAGTAGATGTTGATTTTTCTGAAGCAGGAACAGTAGAAACGTTTGTGATGCCAGTATTTAGTGCACCTACTTTATCTACTAGCACTTTAGAATATAACGCTCCGATTATGGGAGATTTAAATTATTCAGATGCTAATACTTGGATTAATACAGAAGAAGATTCAGAAATGTTAGAATCAAGAATTACAGAAATAAGTGCTAAATTAAATGAATTTGAAATTAAATTAGGTAATTCTCAATCAGAATTTGAAAAAAACAATACAGTATATCAAAAAGAAATTAATGAATGGGCTCAAGATTATCAAGGAAAGTTATCTGAATATCAAGTTAAAGTTCAAAAAGAAACTCAAAGAATAACTTCTTCATTACAAGATTATCAAGCAAAAGTAAGTAAAGCTTTACAAAAATATCAAGCTGAAACAGGTTATGACATGACTAAGTATCAAGGTGAAATACAAGCTAATATAAATAAATTTCAATCAGATTTAACAAAAGAAAGTACTGATTTTCAAAATAATTTAGCTGGATTCTCTGCTAATGTTGAAAAAGCATCAGCATCTAATTCGGCAAAAATAGGTAAATATCAAGCAGATGTACAAAATTATATAAATAAAGTACAAAAAAATCAATTAAAATATGAATGGATGCAAGGTAGATTAGGAATGTTATCTCAAGAATACAATCAAGCTTTTTCTATTATAGCACCTAGACAACAACAACAAGGAGAACAATAATGGCAGATACAGCAAGAGGTTCGGTAAGTATGACACCTGTCGTAACTATAGCTGCTGATTCAGATGCAGATGCAGTAGATGCAATACATCATGATATAAAACAATCATTAGGTGGTAAATTAGAGTATGCTAAAGCTGATGTTAATGATAAATGGTTTTACAGTACTACTAAAGACGTTACAGGAACAAGTGCTGATTTAATAGCAGGAGATTTTACGGAAGGTGGAACAATAGCTACTGGAGATCATGTTAAGTTTTTATTTATCAAAAATAGTGGCACTACAGATGGAAGCACTGCAACTTCTTCAGTAGTTTATATTTGTTTAGATGGAGGAAACGCAGCTAGTGTAAGTGATGTAGTTGAAATTGGGCCTAATGAAGCTATGGTGTTAAAATTTAAAGATGGATTAGATGTTGCAGATTTACATGCAGCAACTTCATCAGGTACTGTTAGATGCACAGTTGCTTCTATTATAGATGATACAGGAGCATAAGGATAATTATGAAAGTTAAAGAATTAATAGAAAGAGTAGGAGCAGAAGAAATGCCAACAGGTAGAATGATTGCTTATATAAAAGATGGTTTAGAAGAAATAAATACTATTTCTGAAACTCATGTGACTACTGAAAGAATAGATTTAACTACAAATCAAAGGTTTTACAAGTTTCCTAATGAAATGATTAAAGTTTTAGAAGTTAGAGTTAAAAATCATTTAAATAGCAAAGATGAATATAGACAAATACCTAGACTTGTTTTTGAACCTAAAATAAAAGATTCGGATGGTAGTTAATGGCGACAGTTAGACAATATGGTTATTATGTAAAAGGTAATCAAGTAGCGATAGTTGAGAAAGATACTCAATTTGATAATGATGTAAACTCTAAAGACTACGGCCCAGGAAGTGATAGATCTCAATGGAAATCTCCACTTGCTACTGTTGCTGATGGTCTTGAAATACAATATGTATATAGTCCTAGTTACTTTATAGAGTCTACAGATGTATCTACCCAAACTGTTTCAGGATGGGATCAAGATAATGATGGTAACTTTAGACTTCGTGCATCAGGTAGTACTGATTGGACAACTTCTCCTGATTTAAGTAGTGTTACTTATATAGTATTACAAAATGCTGGAAGATTTAATGGGTTACATAAAGTTTCGTCAGTTACAAATAATAGAATAGTAACTACTACTAAAGTTTCAGCTTCTACATCAGAAACATTATTTGAAGAAACTGTTACTTTATATTATGATGTCAATGCATTAAGCGATGAATCTGATACTATAGATTTACCTAATTATTTAAGTAAAGCTTTAGTATATTATGTGAAAGCTAAAGTAGCAGAAGATATGATGAATCTTGAGGCTAAAGAATATTTTATGAAAGAATTTAGAAAAATGGTAGAAAAATACAACAATACTAGAGTTGCTGGGCCTAGAATGCAAAGTTCTGGACCTTATGCAATTAGATAACAATAAACAAGCCCATTCACGCACAGCCAGTGCTTAGGGCAGGAGGTAAACATGGCAGCAAATAAAAAACCAGGACTGAATAAATTTACAGTTCAAGAAGCAACTAATAAGCTTTGTCAAAAACATATATTTAGAACAACTCCAACAATACCGTCAGCAGATTATGCTAGTGGTGATGTACTGTTTAATTCAGCAGAAATTACAAATGCAGTTTTAGATTCAGGTGGGAAATCTAAACTTGTTGGATGTAGTGTAATTAATACAGCTGATCAACTTTGGGATTTTGACTTAGTTTTTATGCAAGTTGCAACTGATTTAGGAACTGTTGATGGTGCTCTTGATATAACTACTGGAGAAATCGCATCAGCAAAAATTTTGGGAATTGTAAAAATGGATTCATCTATTTACACAACTGATTTAGTTAATGCTAGATTTTCAACAGCTATCTTTGGAAATAATATTGGGAATCCTATTCCTGCAGTTATTCTTGAAGCAGCAGCAGAATCAACAAGCGTATATATGGGTTGTATTGCAAGAGCAGCTCAGGATACAAGTGGTACTGGTGCAAATACTTCTAATCATCTTAGTATAATACTTGACATAGAATATTAATATAAAGGGGAAATGTTATGGATTTAAAAGAAAGTATTAAACAAAATGAAGGTTATGTAGGTATTGTTTACAAAGATAGCTTAGGTATAGACACTATTGGATATGGTTTTGCAATTAAAGATTTAGAATTAGATAGAGATATATGTGATCTTATTCTTGAGCGCAAACTTAAAGAATTAGAAGATAGTATAAAACTTAAATTTGGATGGTATCCATTTATGCCTAAAGTAATTCAAGATGTAGTTATGGAAATGTGTTACCAACTAGGCGTAACAGGTTTTTCTAAATTTGTTAAAACAATTACATATTTAAAAGATAAAGATTTTAAAAACGCATCTATTGAAATGCTTGATAGTAAATGGGCTAAACAAACTCCAAACAGAGCGAAGAAAATGAGTGAAATAGTAGGGAGTATAGTTTAAATGGACGCAGATACGTTAAAATCGGCAATAATTGGTAGTGGAGGCATGAGTATCCAGTTTATGGATATGTTGCCTGAAATAGTACGTTTAGGCGTTGGAATCATTACTATAGTATATTTTGTATATAAAATTGCTTTAATTAGGAAAGAACTTAAAAAATAAATAAAAAGGGGAAGCTATGGATAAAGGTGTTGTAAAAAGAGTTATTGTAACTCCAGATAAACATTTTCCGTTACACGACCAACCTGCTATTAATTGTCTTAAAAAAACAATAGAAATAGTAAAACCAGATGCTTATGTAGATTTGGGTGATGTAGGAGAGTGGCATGCATTTAGTGCTTGGAGATTTAAAAGAAAAAAAGCTCCACCATTAGAATATTTACTTGACAGTTTTGAAAAGGATGTAAAAGATGTTAACAATGGAATGGATCAAATCGATGAGTCTTTGGATAAAGCAGGTTGTAAAGAAAAGTATCTTACTGAGGGTAATCATGACAATTGGCTTAATATGGCAGTTGAGAAATATCCCTATCTTCCTCAGTATAGATTTGCTACTGCTGTTAAGCTTGCTGACCGTGGGTACAAATATTATGAGTTCGGAAAGCACCTTAAGATGGGAAAATTATACTTTTATCATGGTCATCAATATGGGGGTCAATATCATACTTCTAACCATCTTAGGAAACTTGGATGCAATGTAATGTATGGACATTGGCACGATTTACAACAGATGAGTGCTACTCATATGGATGGACCAAAAAGTGCTTGGAGTATTGGATGCTTAAAAGATATGGGACCAAAATCTAATGAGTGGTTGGCTAATAGAAGAATTAATTGGGCTCATGCTTTTGCCATCGTTGATTTTTACGCTAGAGGGTTGTTTACGGTTCATATTATTCAAATTATTAATGGAAAAACGTCATTATGGGGAGAACTCATAGAAGGGTAATGGATGGATATATTTACAATATTGGAACAATTTGGAATACCAGTGACAGTAGCAATGGCGTTCGGATTCTTTATTTGGAAACAAAATCGATTCATCCAATCTACTCTTATGACAGAACTAGACCAAGACTTCAAGAGGTTGGAAGGTATTATTATCAAACTGATAGATCAACAGAAGTTAGTTCAGATGGAACAAAAAAAACTTAATGGTATTTTTAAAGCACAAGTAGAAATAATTGCTAGATTAAGTGGTAATGGTTTAAAAGATAAGTTTTTAAGAATTATGGAACAAGGGGGAATGAAAGATGACTAAACGTGGATTATATGCTAATATACATTCTAAACGTAAACGAATTAAAGCTGGTAGTAAAGAACGTATGAGAAAGCCTGGGACTAAAGGTGCTCCTACAGCAAAAGCTTTTAAAAGGTCTAAAAAAACTGCTAAAAAATGAATGAAACTAAAAAAATAAAAATTGAAACCCCGATAGGCAGTATAGAATCAGACAGTGGTAATCATTTTGTTGACATTGCTAGTGTAATGTTAATTATTATGTGTGTAGTTATGTTTAAAAAGGTAATGAAATTATGATAATTCCTAAAATGCTTATAAATACAGTAGCAAATAAATTAGCTAAACATTGGCGTATAGATAAAGTGTTAGCATATGTTTTTGATGATAATGAATTAGATTTAAAAATTAAACAATTAGAAAATAGAATTAATTTATTAGAAAAACTATCTGACCATCTAGACTTACATTTAAGAATAGAAGAGTTAGAAAAGAAAGGAGACACTATGCCATACGGTAAAGGAACTTATGGTTCTAAAGTTGGAAGACCTAAATCTAAAAAAGTAATGAAAAAAAAACCTGCTAAAAAAGCAATGAAAAAAAGGAGATAATAATGGTAGATATGATTATAGCTTATTTAAAAAGCAATAGAGAAGAAATTATTGATGGGATTAATAAAAAAGTTAATCTTCCTTTAATTTCTGAAGCTAAAGAAGAAAAAATCTTTGGCTCTTTATTTGATGCTTTCATGGAAGTTCTTGAAAATGTATTAAATAAAAAAAGTAAATAATGCCTAAAGCTACTTTAAATATTAATGATTTTTCTGGGGGGATTGTTACTAACAAAAACCCCAGAGACATTCAAGTTAATGAAGCTCAAGAGTCTAATGGGTTTGTAAATAATAATCCAGGAGAATTAAAGTTATCTTCTGGTTTTGTTAGAGCTCATGGTTTTGAAAATAATGAAGGCGGATACGAGCAAGAACTATTATCTCAAGGTATGATTAATAGTTGGGCAGTTCAGCCTGAGTATGGATTTAGAAAATTTATAATGGTAAAATTTATAAGTAGTTCAGGAGGTTATACTACAGTAGAATGTGTTGGTCTTAGTAGTTTTACTAGCAACGATAATTCAGGGCTTCAAATAATAAATCATGGTTTAACTACTGGATTAAGAGCAGTTAAAGTTAGACCTTCTGCTTCTAGCACAAATGTTTCTTGCAGAATAACAAAAGTTAGTGATACTCAATTTAAAGTAAAAGATTCGTTTGATATTACTGTTGATGCTGCAAAAGATTTTGCTTTATTAGCTATAGAAGCAAGTTATGATTCTTCTGGTATTGCAGGCTCTAATTTTGCTCCCGCCCAAACAAGTCCAAGTAATAATAATTATATTATAAAAACATACAATCAAGGTATATTTGGCTTTTATAATGTAGGTTTATTTGGAGCAGGTTTTTACGGAGAGATTGATAGAAATGCTTATCCTGGCCCTCATGGAGAAGATCCTTGGCTTTTTGATACTCAATATCTTTGGGATTGGCAACAAAAAGGAGGTAGCGCATCTGTACCTTTTTCTACTACTCCTGTTGTAGATGCTTTTTATGATAATGGACATTTTAGAGTTTTATTAAAACCAGGAGAAAAATGGAAATTTGGCCATTGTAGAAGACCTGTTTCTTATATACATTTTAATGATAAAGTTTATTTTTCTAATGATGTAACTGAAGTGCAATTAGCAAATTATGCTTCTAGTGCAGTTACTGATGTTGGTTCTCTTAGAATAACAGAAGGATGGTATCCTTTAAGAAGCCATATACTTTCACCTATAGAATATAAAGTAGAAAGTAATAGTGGTGATCCTGAATATGATGCAAATTACGGAGATGTTGCTGAAGCTTTTACAAATAGTGGTACAGCTCCATTAAACACTTATTCAGGCAGAGATGCTGCTGCTGGATTTTTAGCTAGTCAACCTGCAGATGCTTCAAGTTTAGAATTTTTTGGAGGACGTGGAGATAAAAGATATGGACCTGCTTTACCTCATAGATATGTTGTAGCTATTGGAACTGGTGCAGGTGATGAGCAGGTTGAAGGTGATTGGCAATTTAAAACTGGAGAACATAAAAAAATAGCTTTAGGAATATCTTACGTTTATGATGATATAGAATTTACAAGACAATTAGAATCTACAATTAATCCTTTAGAGGCAGGATTTCATGAAAATACTATTGATAGTAACGGGAGATGGGAATTTGGTGTAAATGAATCTGACAGTAGTGCAAGTTTGCAGTATTGGGTATATGCTGATGGAACTGATAATAATGATAGTGTTGTTGCAGATAATACAGCTTTAAATATTTCTGTAGTAGCAAATAAGGGCGCTCCTAATAGTCTTCCTTTAGAAGAACCTCAAATAGATGATTGTGGATTAATGCCTGATACAGGTTTAGTAGGTTCTTGGGCTGTTGGAGAACAAAGAGGTTCAGGATATAATAGTGGAAACTCTAATAGACTTGTTATGAATCCTAGAATAGTAGGGTTAAATGTTTGGCTTACAGGAACTGATGGCGAAACACTTGAAGATCCTTTTTGGCTTGCTACATTTGATTTTGAACATAATAAAAAAGCAGTTTCTCATGACGGTATAGAAGGTGATGGTTGGAATAGAGTAAGTCCAGATAGTGATGCTGTTGCTAACAATGTATTTGGACAAACAATTACAGGTATAAAAAAGATTCCAAATGTTACTTATAAAGTAAAAAATGGTTATTCACATAAGACTGTTACTCAAGCGTGGTATACAACTTCTGCAGTAGTTAACAGAAGATTATACGCAGGGAATGTTTCTTATTTTGACTTTCCTATTGAAAAGATAAGAGACGTTTCAGAAAATAAAAAAATAACTCATAAACCAGACAGAATTTTAGTATCACCTGTTAATAAATTTGATATACTTCCTATTACTAACTTTTTAGATGTAGTTACTGAAGATGGACAGGACATAGTAAAACTTATTGGATTTGGACAAAAACTATTAATTTATAAAAATAATGATTTATTTGTAGTTGATGCTTCTGGTGAATTTGAATTTTTAGAAAATACATTTAAAGGAATGGGTGTTGAAAATCCTGCTAGAGTTACACAAACTCCTGATTTTATTTTTTGGCTAAATAAAAGAGGAATATATGCTTATGGTAAAGATGGTACTGTTTTAGATATTATAAAAGAAACAATGGGTGTAGAAAAATGGAAAAATCATTTTTCACCTAGTTCACATATAAGTTACGATCCAGAAGAAGGACAGTTAATTGTTCATTGTAAAGATGTTAACGAACAACAAAAAGATAAGAGAGTAATTCTTTTAAATGTTGAGAATGGTAGTATATTTTTTAAAAGAACTCCTTGTATTGATTTAATAGATTACTTTAGTCCAGGTTTAATTATAAATAACAAACTATTTATAACAGGATCAAATTCTAATAATACTCATGAAGATTTTACTATTTATCAAAATGATGGATATGTTACAAGAGGAAGTTCTGAAGGTGGCGCTAAATTTAAACTGGGCAATGCAGATGGTGCTGCTTTAAATGCTATAGGTGATAATTTAAACTATCTTTTATTAAGAAAAGGTTCAGCATGGGTAGTTATTAATACTGAAATATTATCAGGGCTAGGTACTCAGCAAGATTCATTAAAAACTGCTAAACAAACTTTAAAAGAATTAAATAGAAAATTGTCTGTAAATGATGAATATGATGTAGTAGTAGATTATGACCATGATTCACAATATTTTAATATGAAAGCAAGAGCTAGAATAAGTGGTGCAGCATATAATGGTACTGCTACAGATTTAAGTGCTGGTAGTGGTGCTGAATTTGGATCTTCAGCTTTATTTGCATTTAGCTCTACTAATGCAACAGATGGTGGTGGTATAAATGATTCTAATGTAACTAATTGGTCAAATTCTGGAATGGATACAGGAGTTACAAGTGATACTTGCGTTTTTCATGTATTAGCAAATAGAAATAGTGAAACTAGCAAAGGTGTTATGTATACTACTAAAGTTACTTTGAAAAAGAAAACTGCAGACCCTTCAGAAGGTATTACAACTCTAACTTCTACATATGTTGTTGGAGAACATGGAAAATATGAAAAAAATAGAATTGGTACTGGATTTAACTATGGAGATGATAATGGTGGTGCTAATGCAGCTAATACAGAAAATTTAGTAATTAATCTTAGAGAATTTTTAGTATCTAACCCTATGCAAGATCAGTTTGGTAAAGAAGTATTTTTAGATGAGTTTTTTACTATAAGTGCTACTTCAGGGTCAGGAGTAAACGAAACTTTTAGTCTTACTCCATTATCTGAAGCTACTGAAGATTTTGATGAAATTATTGTAGATTCAGAAACTTACAATAGTTCTGGTGGAAAAATATCTGTTTGGTCAAATGTATCTAATAATATACTTACTGATGCACAATGGGTATCAAAAGATTTTGATTTTGGACAGCCTAATGTTAGAAAAAAAGTTTACAGAGGTTATATTACATACAAAGGTGATGCAGGTATAAAAATATATTATAAAGTTAATCAAGCAGGTAGTTGGACATCTTGTACTATAAAAGATGATGCTAATAATCAACTAGATCAGTCTACCCAATTTACAAGAGAAGAATTTAATTTTACTTCAGGAACAACAAGTAGCATATTTTCAATTGCAATAAAACTTGAATCAACTTCTTTAATTAAAGATTTTAGTGTTAATGATATAACTTTAGTTTATAGAACAAAAAGTATAAGATAATGATTTTTGATCCAAGGAAAAGAGACAGGAAACGTCCTAATATTGGGTTACCCTCTAATTCTAATGGAAGTGATGGAGATATTGAATTATACTTGACCCCAAAGGGATTAGCGTTATACGGAAAATTTAATGGTGAATGGTATCCTTTTGCAGAAGCTCAAGAAAAGGGTATAGTTAACAAAGATATAAAGTCTTTTATAGAAGTTAAAAACTCTCTATCTATTAAAAATCAAGGTGTTCTAAAACTTTTTAACAGTGCTAATAAATACTTTAGTTCTTTTAAAAACTCTGATTCTGCTACTGAAAATATAGAATACACATTGCCTGTAACAGGGTATAGTGATGCAGGTATGTATTTATCTGTTGGTGCTACTAACAGATTAGCATGGAAACCTGTTGGAGATGTTTTAACTGATTTAGGTATAACTGGCGCTGAAATATTAGACTGGACATCTGATCAAGGTAGTAGTAATATACATGCTAGTAATTTTGTAAATCTAACTCCTTCAGGAACTCTTAATATTTCAACTGGCACTTTAACTACTTCTGCAGCTCAAAATAAATCAATAGTTGAAGGTGTTGGAGCTAATACTGATATAGGCGCTTATGAATTTAGAGCACAAACTTTTCAGTCTGATGCTACTACTATTTCTGGATCATCCCCCTTTACAGTAGCTTCTACAATTAAAGTTGCAAATTTAAATGCAGATAAACTAGATGGAGCTGATTTAATAGATGAAGATGATATGTCTTCTAATAGTGCTACTAAAATACCTACACAACAATCAGTAAAAGCATATGTAGATACTGAAGTTTCAGGATTAGTAGACTCTGCACCAGGTGCTTTAGACACACTTAATGAACTTGCTGCTGCACTTGGCGATGATGCAAGTTTTGCTACTACAGTTACTAACAGTATAGCAACCAAAGTATCATTAACAGGTATAGAAACACTTACGGGAAGAAAAACAATTAATACTTCATTCCCACAACTTTCATTTACAGATGATAGTAATACTGATTATGTTCAAATAGGTTTAAGTGGTAACACATATTATCACAAAACATCAGATACAGGTATTAATTTTGGTTGGAGAGATAATAGTAATAATGATGTATTAAGTATTGATACAAGTGCTAAGACCCTTACAATAGGCGAAAGTGCACAAGAAACTTATGCTTTAAAAGTAGGCGATAATGGTAGAATGAATATGCCTCAAAGAGGATTAGAGTTTGAAAATGCTCATGGGTATTTTAGTCCATTAGGTGATATGCACATGCCTTTATATATTAATGTTACTCAAACAGATTTAATAAGATTTCAAACACCAATTACTTGGGAGTATTATGATTATTCAGGAAGTGCTTGGGTAGATGATAGCAGTAATGTTAGTAATTTACAGAATATGCTTGACGGTAGGAGAGGAACAAATTATGCAGTTTCTAATACTAAAAGAAAATTTAGATTTGTAATACAAAGGTCAAGTAGTTGGGCAGATGACCATTTATTCTATATAGAGAATACTTGGAGTTCTATTGGAACTTGGACATCAAGTGCTTCAGGAGGTGGAAGTTTAACACCTACAATGGTAGTAGAAAGATTAGATGGAAGTTTTGATGCAAGTGATGATAGTAATAATGATTGGACTACTAATAGTGGTATTACTACAGACTGGCATACAACAGGAATATGGAATGCTTTTGGATTGGGTATGTATTACTCAACAGGTATGCACAATACAGAAACTCATATAAGAATTACAGTAACTTTTCCTGAATATGCAGATGCAAGTAAAGAAATCAATATTAAAAATATTGGAGTAATGTCCTCTTATTCAAGTCAAAATACTAATCAAGATGCTTTTGTTCAAGATTTTAACAGAAATTTAACAGGTTATGGTAGCATAAGTATACCAACAGGAGATACTTATAAAATAAATGCAACCACAGTTTTAAGTGGTAATGGATTAGGTAGTGGTATAATAAATTCATCACTTACAAGTTTAGGAACAATATCAACAGGAGTATGGCAAGGAACTGCAATAGCAAGTGCATACTTAGATAGTGATACTGCACATTTATCAGGTACTCAAACATTTAGTGGAGCTAAGACATTTAGTAGTCCTGTTACAATTCATACTAGTTCAGATGCTATGTTTAACCTTAAAACAGCTGATGGTTGGGCATATATGCAATTCTTAGAAAATGACGGAACAAGACGAGCATATATTGGTATGGATGCAGATTTAGATAGACTTATTCTTAATGCTACTGAAAATGGTGCTAATGAAATAGAAATAAATACTACAACGGTAGATATAAATGCAAATGTTGATATAAGTGGAACTATTACAAATGCAGAATGGAATGGCGATGTAATAGCAAGTGCATATTTAGATAGTGATACTGCTCATTTAACAACTACACAAACATTTAGTGGAGCAAAGACATTTGGTGCTGATACTACATTTAGTGGGCATATTATATTAGATGCAGATAATAAAATTAAGAGTGATACATCAGGAACTTGGAACTTTATAGAGTTTGATGATGATTCAGGTAGTCCGGGAAACCAAACATTAATAAGCAGTGTAACAAATGTTGCTGCAATAGTAGATGGCAATAATAATGGAACAGGACACTTTGAAGTATTAAAAGGTGGAACAGATGCTACTGCTACTGAATTATTTAGAATAGAAAATGATGGTGATGCAGTATTTACAGGTAATTTATCTGTAGGAGATAACAATATTACCAATGTAGGCGATATAGCATTAGATACAATAAGTTCAGACGCAGGTACATCAATAGGTGTAACATTAGGAACAGATGCAGGAGATGATTTTAATGTAGGTAGTGGTAAACTAGTTGTAGAAGGCGATACAGGCGAAGTTGGTATAGGTACTGCAAGTCCTACAGCAACATTACATATTTCAGATGCAAGTAATAGTGGAGTAACTTCACTTAGTCTTAATAATAGAGTAAAAGTAAGAGGAGATGGAGTAGTATATTGGGGTTCTGCTGCTGCTCACGGTACTTTAAGTTGGGACAGTGGTAAAACATTAATATATTCTCAAGGAACAAATGATTTACAAATATCAGCAGGTAATGCGCATACAGACCATATTTATATTGATGGTAGTGGAAGCACTAATGATGGGTGTGTAGGTATAGGTACTAATAGTCCAAGTTGGAAATTGCACGTATCAGGGTCTCTTTATGCTACAAGTACGTTTAGAACCAATGGAGTTATATTACAACAAGAAAGAGCTGCTGCTTCTGGAAGTTACGCTACTTTAGGGCAGATTTGGACTAAAAATGATGCACCAAATAATCTATACTTTACTGATGATGCAGGTACTGATATTGCTATAACTAATAATGGTGCTTTGGCTAATGCTCCTACAGCAACAGTTGCTACAACTGTAACTATTACAGATAATGAGAATACGAATGAAGAAAATGCTGTTATATTTACTGCAGGTGGAGATGTTGACGGTGGCAATGTTGGATTAGAATCTGATGGAGACTTAACTTACAATCCTTCTACTGGAACATTAAGCAGTACAGCTCTACATATTAAAAACACAACAGCTTATACTTTAGGAGAAGATGATTATAGTACTGATAGTATAGCGTTATATGGTTCTGCATCAAGTAATAATGGTGCATATTTTGGAGGTATTACTTGGCATAATGACAGTAGAAGAAGGGCTGGAATATCTTCGGTAATGGAAAGTACAGATGCAGATTTTGTAGGTCTTGCATTTCATACTCAAGGTACTGATGGTTCAGGAGGTTATTCTGAGTCAATGAGAATTAGCAGGGAAGGTAAGGTAGGTATAGGTACTACAAGTCCTACTACTACACTTGACGTAGATGGTACTGTATCATATAAACATACTGCATTTACTACGGCAGGACCTACAGACAATGTAGACGTATCAGATACTACAGTATTAGAAGTAG